CGCTCGCCCTTGACGAATTGTGTGGGGTGTTTAGGTTGCGGGTTGTCGCCCGCTGGTTCTCCAGTTGTTGGTGGCTCCTTCGTTAAGGCTTGGTCTCCTTGACGGCGGTCTTTCTCCGTTTAGGGCGGTCCTTCGGGGCCGCCCTTTGCGTTCGTGTCAAGCTACGCCCGGGTCCTTCGAGGACGCAAGCGTCAGCGGAAAATTTGTCCCCGGGAATCTGTTGGCTTCCTTCCCCCATGTGGTCCAGCCGTGGCGCGGCGCTCGTGCAAAGAGTTCAAGGTAGGGACCTTCGACCAGTCGCTCGATGCGGTGATGCACGATGCTGGGCTTTCTTGAATGTTCGCGGCGTGGCTCGATGATGCCCTGACGAATACCTGCGTCGATGCGCTTGGGTCTTCCCTTCGTCGCCAGCAGGCACACCTCTGAATTGGCGCGGGTCCAGTAGCCGGTGCCCATGTCGGCTTCGCGGTCGTCGAACATCTCCATCTGGCGCACGTCGGCCTTCATCCACGCGAAGCCGCATGTCTTGTAGGTGAAGCCCCACTTCCGAATCACCTTGAGACCGTGTTCGAGCAACGGCCATGTGACCCACAGGAACAACACGCTATGCCGCTTGGCCAATGGACCAACGGGCAGGTCTGCGATTTCGTGGAGGGACATGGTCTCGTAGTCGGGGGCGCGGTCTTCTCCCAGTGGAGACCACGTCTGGAAGCGCCACGGTGGGTCCGCGAGGATCACCCCGTAGTGGTCGCGCGGGAGTTCTTCCATCACCGGAATATATCCGGGCGTAGTTTCTCGCGCGGTATTCCGGTAAACTTTTCAACAGCCCGGAGCCTGTCGATGGGAACAACCGGCCAGTCGGATATGGCCTGCCGCGTCACGCCAAGATGGCGGGCGAGCTGTGATTGCAGACCCTTCTGCGCTCTGATTTCCGACAGGCCACGGCTGATTTTCTTCACGGCTTTGGCGCGTGGCATTAAAGACCTCGTCTCTGTCAAGGTTCGTCTTGACATCCAATAGCGCAGGGGCCATCCTTCGTCAAGGTGACACATGAACATCGGACTGGCGATGCAGGCCATGCAGAAGATCATCGACATGCCGACCGCCTGCAAGGCAGCCAAGTATTACGCGCAACTCGCAATGAGCCATCTACGAAACGGAGAGACCAGTGGCCCTGACCAAGCAGCAGATAAAGGCCCGCACGGGCAAGATGACGGGGTCGCGCGTCGGCGCGATCATGGGCGAGGACCCGGCCAAGATTTATGACCTGTGGCTGGAGCTGACCGGCGACCCAACCTTCGTACCGCCTGACTATACCAACGTATGGGCGGTGCAGCTTGGCAACGCCACCGAGAAATTCCACCTCGACTGGATCGAGGGCCAGCTTGGCCCCATCAGTATGCGCGGCAAGAGCTTCCAGCACCCGAAGGTGGCTTGGGCGCTCTCGACTCTGGACGGCTGGGTCGACGATCAAAGTATCCCGGTAGAGGCAAAGCACACGGGCGGCTTCGAGAGCATGGACGTGATCGTCGCGCGGTACATGCCGCAGATGCACTGGACGATGTATTGCACCGACACCGAGGAGTGCGTGTTCTCGGTCATCATGGGTGCGAAGGAACCAAAGCCCGTCATCATCAAGCGCCACCCGGGCTACATGGCCGAGCTGATACGCACCGCCACCGAGTTCATGCAGCACGTCTTCGATCTGAGCGAGCCTGTCTCCAACCCCTATGTGAAACCGCCGAAGCCCGAGTACGCGGGCATCATCGACATGACCGGCAACAACCGCTGGAGCGACGGCGCGGCGGACTGGCTGGCGAACAAGACCGCGCACGAGACCTACGAAGACGCCGCCAAGGTCATCAAGGGCGTGGTGCCGCCAACGGCGAAGGAAGCCTTTGGCCACGGTGTCCGCGTCTTCCGCAGCAAGTCTGGCTCACTCACGATCAAGCAGGATGGCGGCAATGTTGAAGCCGAGTGAAGCCAGCGAGTTTGCTGAACGTTCGTTTGCCCTAAGCCGGAAGATACAGCCATTGCTGCGCGGGCAGCCCCCGGGTGTGCAGGGCGCGGCGCTGGCCGATCTGGTTGCGATCTTTTTTGTCGGGCACGACCCGAGGATTCGCATGAAATTCATGGACGCATGGCTGGAGTGCGTGGCCAAGCTGATCGAAAATTCAACTGAAGCAACGGAGAAAGAACGTGGGAAAAATGAAAGAGACAATCGCAGACGCCGAGCACGACCGCGCCGACGCTGAGACCGGCGAGATACTGGACAAGGGCAAGCCAGCGTTGCCAGCAATCGCCGGGACGAAGCTGCCGGAGACGGCGGGACCCAACAGGGTGCCCAACGTCATGCCGGTCACGAGTTTCGGCAAGCTGGCCGAGGCCATCGCTACCGTCATGCTGGAGATAGCCGAGAATCCGATCCACAAAGCGGGGCGCAATGCGTTCCACAATTACAACTACGCCCGGATGCAGGACATTCTCAACGGCCTGACGCCGCTGATGGCAAAGCACGGCATCGCGATCATGCAGACCGAGGTCGAGCGCGGCTTCATGGACAACGGCAACGCAATCTTTGCGACCTACGACTTCACGATCATACACAAGTCGGGCGAGGTGTGGCCGTTCCCGCAGCGCCAGACCGGCGTGTCGAACACCCGCACCTCGAAGGGGACGTTCGACGACAAGGGCTTGAACAAATGCCACACGTCGGCGCGTAAGTATTTTCTGCTGTCGCTGTTCCAGATTCCGACGACCGACGAAGAAGACGCAGATCGCGGCGACAATGATGGATACCGTGGGGCACCGCCACCGAAGGACAAGCCAGCCGCGCCACCGCTGAAAAAGGTGACGCCGCAGACGCCGCACGAGATACCGCGTCCGGCTGGCATCAAGGCGGTCGACTGGGGCCGCGCCTTGGTTGAGCAGTTCAAGCTGTGCCAGACGCCAGCCGCGCTGGATGGTTGGCTCGCTTCCAATGACAAGGCGTTGGAGGAGCTGGAGAAGCTGGCACCGCAGGTCCACGAGCGCGTCATGGACGTTGAAAAGACGAGGCGCGAGGAGCTGGCAAAATGAAACTGGTCGACGACGGCATCAAAGACCTGTTTGGCGAAATCGAGTTCACGCCCCCACGGGCGCGGCTCACCGACCCAGAACCCAGCCATCAGGCGGCGGACGACGCCAAGCGCAACGTCAGGGCAACGCGCAAGCTGGTCCTGCTGGCTCACGCCAGACGCCCAAGTGGGCTGACCGACTACGAGCTGGCTGACATTGTCGGCTTGCAACAGAACAGCGCCGGAAAAAGACGGGGTGATCTGATGAAGGCTGGGCTGATTGAGCCAACGGAAGAGCGCAGGCCCGGGCCGACCGGGTCCTCGTGCGGCGTCTACCGTATCACCCGCGATGGTTTGGACTGGGCGAGGGCGCTGGCACAATGAAGACCAAAGGCATATTCGCTCGCGGCAAAGACCAGAACGGAGACCCGGCCCTTTACCCGTGTGACAAGCGAGCCACCGAAATATGCGGGGAGCTGGAGCCTGACAAGAAGGCGCTGGTCTGGGTCCACACCGCCCGCTACCCGGAGCACCACAGGTTCGCGTTCGCCGTGATGCAGAAGATCGCGGACGCAATAGGCGTCCCAGTTGAAGCTGTCCTCCTGTCTCTGAAGTACGAGACCGGACGCTTCGACTTCATCCAGCTTGTGGACGGCAGCGTGATCGAAAGCCCGCACTCGATTAAGTTCGAGTCGATGGACCAAGCAGAGTTTCAGAAATTCTGGGACGACGTGCTGGTCGTGCTGACCGAAAAGTGGATGCCGAAGATGCGAACCGACTTGTACGAGGAAATCCGCCACATGCTTGCAGGAGAGAGAAAATGACCCGACACGTCATGAAGCTATACCCGTGGGACGAGGTGCTGAAATCAGCCGACGCCCTCATCAGGGACGGCATGGACGTTTACCAACAGTTCAACTGCTCCGCTTGCGGCGCGAAGCAGACGATGGACCACCCCAACAACTTCCACACCACCGGAATCTGCGAGGAGTGCGGACACGAGACCAACATCGTCAAGCATGGCCACAACTACATGGTCCACGCAGGCAACCCGAAGGCAGTCGAAGCCGTTCTCAAACGCATAGCAGGAGAGAAGTGATGCTGCACACGCAAAAGATATTCAACGACAACGGTGTCATGGTAATCGACGGCAAGATCGTGCGCTGGCGCTACCACCACCCGGTCGACATTGTAATTCACGAGAAGACCGAGACGTTCTCGTGCGACCTCATCGGAAAAGACCGCATGTGTCTGCACGATCTGAAGGTGAAGCTGCGGGCAAAGTTTCGCGGCGCGGCAACCGCCAAAGCAAGACGCGAGTTCGTCGATGCGCTGGACGCCGAGCAGAAGCGCAAAGACCTGATTGACGCGCAGCCGGTCAAGGTGTTTTCGGAAGACTTTGCCAGTTGACCGATCAATCCGCGCTGTAATTTCCGTGTCAAGTGTTTCGTTTTTGGCCTATCAAGCGCAGGCTTGACGGGCTTTTTTGCTGTGCGCTTCGTCGCGAATCCGGTTTTGGCGAAAGTCGATTTGCTATGATGCTCGAATTGAAACGGAGAACCACCATGAAGACACGCGAACAGAAGATCGACGACATTGAACTCAAACTCAAACGCTGGCTCACGCGCGGGATGCGGGCGCAGAACGCCATCAACAAGTTGCTGAAGCAGCAGGCGCGGCTGAAGAAGACGCCGGAGCCGAAGACCGTGGTCGAGGAGAAGATCGCGGACACGTTTGCTCCGCCGCCTTCTACTCCGGCGTTGCCGCCAGCAGAACCAGAAGACCTGACGGTGCCAGCCTTCCTCAAGCGGACGCAGGCCGACGTTGACCGCATGAAGGCCGAGCGCACCGCCAAGATCGACAAGACCAAGATGCCGCTCACCGGCAAGGCCGCGCTTGATGCGATCAGGGGGAAAGCATGAGACCGAAGCTCACCCTCAAAGACGTGAAGTTCATTCCCAAGGTGGTGCCACCGGCACCACCGCTCCCCCTCCCCCCTCGTCCCAAGCTGGTTGACCCGCCGCCCGAGCGACCCGGGATGCCGCAGGCGATCTGGGTCCAGCTCCACACCAACTGGCTGCGCGTGGTGATGGACAACCGCGTTGGTCTCACCAAGCGTATCTTCAGGATCGAGATGTATGATAAAGACCGCAAGGAAAGACTCGCGGTCTTCCGTCGGCAGACTGAGGCGAAGCGCCAGTGAAGTATTCAGTCGAGCAGGAAATCAAACGCTATCCGGTCGGGGTGGTGACAACCGCCCCACCGGAGGTGGTCGACGGCAACTCGTTCTACGTTTACGACATTGGTGGTCGCTACATCTGGCGCACACATGACCTCGTGCTGGAGGTTGGCCAGATCGGCGCGGTCTTTTACGGCAAGGTTTACTTTCGGATTCTCGAAGGGATTTTTTTGACGCCGCGAGCGGCCATGCGACAGTGCAGCGTCATCAAGACGATGTTCTTGAACAACGAAATCGCCTCGCCGTTTCCCGTGGCCGTCCCCTATGCTTGACTTCCGCTTCCGGATTCCCGGTCCACTGATGGGCTGGATGAGAACAAATCGCGGCAAGTACGGCAACCTCTACGACCCGCCCGAGCAAGTCGCGTACAAGCGGATGGTCGCGGTGTTCTGCAAGCGGGCCATGATGGAAGCCGGTCTCTACAAGCCGCTCGAAGGGCCTTTGAGCTTGGGCTTTGAAGCTTTCTTCCCGCACCCGCTGAAGACGAAGCCGCTCCGTCTTTATAAAGACAGCAAGCCCGACCTTGATAACCTCATCAAGAACGTGAAGGACGCGCTGAAGGGGATCGCGTGGCGCGACGACGCGCAGGTCGCGCATTATAAACGCTGTGCGAAGTGGTTCAGGCCGCCGGAATTTGAGGGCCACGGCTTTGCCCTCGTCACAATAGGGAGTGCTCCCGCCGATGAGTACCCGTACGTCAGATCCGCTGGAGCCATACCGCGCGATGCTCGCGTCGATGGACCCGAAGGCGAAGGCCGAGCTGGACCGAATCATCAAGAAGGAGATGGCAGCCGCGTGGCATCCGGACCCGCGCAACATCCCCCAGATGGTGGCCTACGAGAGCAAGGCCGACATGCTCCTGTACGGCGGCGCGGCAGGCGGTGGTAAGACCGACCTGTTGTGCGGGACCGCGCTCACGAGACATGAGCGGTCGGTAATTTTCCGCGCTCAATACAAGGACTTGAAGGCTATCGAGGAGCGTATCCTCCAGATGGCGAACAAGGGCGGTCGCGACGGCTACAACGGACAGGACATGGTGCTCAAAAAAGACGGGCGCATGATCGAGTTCGGGGCCATCGGCGGTGTCGGTCAGGAAATGGACTGGCAAGGCAGACCGCACGATTTCTACGGTTTCGACGAAGGTGCCCAGCTCTCATCGCACAAGGTCATCTTCGTCACGAGCTGGCTCCGCACCGTCAAGAAGGGCCAGCGCACGAGGATCATCATTGCGTCCAACCCACCCATAGGCGGCGAGGGCGAGTGGTTGATCGAGTGGTTTGCCCCGTGGCTGGACCCCATGTTCCCCAACCCGGCATTGCCCGGAGAGCTGCGCTGGGCCTACGTCGGTCCTGACGGCCATACCGTGTGGACTGAGACCGGAGGCATCGTCCGCATTGGCACCGAAGAATACCAGCCGATGACGCGGACCTTCATTCCAGCACGGCTGGAAGACAACCCGTTCCTCGACATCAAATACAAGGCGCAAATCCAGTCGCTCCCCGAGCCGCTGCGCTCCAAGCTTCTGAAGGGCGACTTCCTCGCCGGTCGCGAAGACCACGCTTGGCAGGTGATTCCGACAGAGTGGGTGAGACTCGCACAAGGACGCTGGAAGCCGGGATCACCGCAAGGTCTGAAGATGCTGACGATGGGCGTCGACATCGGAGGTGGCGGCGGCAACGACCCGCATGTGATTGCCTGTCTCTACGGCAACTGGTTCGACAGGTTGACTGTCTTGCAGGGGGTCGACGCCAAGAACGGCCCCGAGCTGGGTGGCCAGATCATCACGCACAGAAAAGACAGCGCCCTCATCATCCTCGACATGACCGGCGGCTGGGGCGGCTCCGCCCGGGATCACCTCGCCAGCAACAACGTCACGGTGGAGTCGTGTATCTTCAACATGAAGTCCATCGAGCGAACCAAGGACGACAAATATCGCTTTGCGAATGTCAGGGCCGAAATGCTGTGGAGACTGCGCGAGGCGCTGGACCCGGCGAGCGGTGAGAACGTGGCGCTCCCGCCCGACGAACGGCTTACCGCAGAACTCACGGCGGCGCGGTGGAAGCCGAAGGCGGACACCATCCAAGTCGAAGACAAAGACGAAATAAGACACCGGCTGGGAGGATCACCAGACCGGGCCGACGCCGTGATGATGGCATGGCACTACAGACGGCGGGCCATGCGCTCGAACTTGTTCGATGACGGCGGCGACATGAGACAGGCTGTCGAAATCGACGACCCCTTCAGTCTTTTGGATGAGCCTCGTTGGGATCGTGAGCCGGTAAAGGGGCGATGACGTTCGGGTCGGTGTTTATCAGCCCCTCGATATAGACCGGGGTCTCAACACAATGGACGGTCTGATTGTCGCGGCAATAGATCGAAGAGACCGCCCCGTTCATGGCGATCCAGATAATTTGCGCGGGGTTGATCCACACATTGCGGATGACCGTCCCGTTCGGCTCGCATTGCTTGAGCTGAATAAGCCTTACAGGACCGGCCATCACTTACACCTCAACACGTTCTCGCTGTCGTACTGGCAAGCGCAACACGCTTGCCCATCTAAGGGTGGACGATGAAGCCGAAGTCGTGCCAGCCGAGCAAGAAGAACAAGATCAGGATGATGACGTCGTACGCTGGTGCCCAAGGGTAGTTGGGTCCGCCGTAGTGGCGTCCGATTGCCGAAATGATCCACAGCAGCATGATGACCCAGAAGATCAGACCTATTGGCATGTTTCCTCTCCGTCTTTTATACGGTTGCCTCGAACTTCCTCTCGTACGGGAAGATCACCTCGACTTCGTCGTCGGTCTTGATGCCGAGGTCTTCCATCAAGCTCAAACTTATATCGGCTACCCGCCCCGTGTCCCCGTGTGGACCCCAGTCTGCGGGGAAAGCCCGCAATGCGATGCCGGTCTTTGTCGAGCGGACCATCGCAAGATAGTCCTGACTGGCGAGCATAACCTTCGGGAAGGTGTTGTAGTCCCAGCGGCAAGCGATGAAATGTACGAACGGATTAAGCCGTCTCGCAAGGCCAGTAGTGCCCGCTGGCTGGAACGGCAAGAACAAATGCGGGGCGGTCTCCATCTCATAGATGAAGGCCAAGCCTTCTTCCGGCGAGACGCCCTTGTCGGTCGGCCCTCCGAACCACGACACCTTGCCCAGCAGGGTCAGCGTCATGGGGCGTGGTGATAGTGGTAGGTCTGCTTGCGCTGATAACGAATCTTGCGCCGACGGACCAACTGGAACGTCTGGTTGGTGCCGACCGCCGGACATTGCGGCGCGAGCGCCGCGCCGCGCGTAGCCTGCGTCTCAACCTCCGGCTCGCCTGTCTTTGTGGTCTTTTCAGTCATTTCGTTTTCTCCTTGCCAAGCTCTCGCGTCATGATTTCAACAACGTGGTCGAGGCGGTCCTTGTTCGCGGTCGTCTGCGACTCCAGCACAGTGAGGCGGTTGTCGATCACCTGAAGATGCGGTGATCCTCTAGTCTCCAGCGTGACGACTCTGGTCTCCAGCTTGACCATGTACGACAGACCGTAAGCGCCGAGGCTCATGAGGGCAATCGCCTGCGCGATCAGGAAGTAGACCAAGGTCGCGTTCTCTTTCACCCATGACCTTGCCTGCTCGACCATGCGTCAGCCGTACTTGATGACGATGAGACCTTGGATACCAGCACCACCGTTATTCAACTTCAATCCGCCGCCGCCTCCGCCGCCGTAATTGCCGCCGGGGTGGCCGTCGGCGTTGCTGTCGCCACCGCCGCCGCCACCGGAGCCAGCCGTTCCACCCGCCGATGCCGTCCACTCAGCGCCCGCTCCGCCGTTGCCGCCGTTAGCAGCGCCAGCTCCGCCAGCGCCAGCATCGCCCGCTCCGCCTGCCCCCGAGACGTTAGCGGCACCGCCATCGCCGTTCGGCCCACCGGCACCACCACCGCCGCCGCCGTTCGTAGCAACGCGACCGCCAGACCCCGCGCCACCATTTGTCTTCGTTGCGCCTATGCCGCTTGCGGCAGCGCCACCGGCTGTGGTTGTCGCGTCAACACCGCCCCCGCCGCCTTTGGCGAGGACCGTGGCGGTGCTGTTAAACCAAGTATCGCCGCCCGCGCCCGCGCTGACCGTATGCGTCCCGCCGCCACCACCACCGCCCACCGCAAGATTGATGACCTGCCCCGGCGTAGCGGCAAAGTTGCTGAACTTGGAGTAGCCACCACCACCACCGCCGCCGCCAACAGAACTAGAGCCGCCGCCGCTGCCGCCGCCACCACCACCGATGACCTCGATGGTGTTCTTGGTGCTCAACCAATCACTGGGGACGGTCCATGTGCTGCCAGCCGTGACAAAGATGGTCTGCGGCGTGGCCGGTCCAGACGACACCGTGAAGGCTGCGGACGTTCCGTTGATCGAGGACGTGATCGTGTCGGTCGCCGTGACAGTGAAGTTGCCAACGGTCCCCGGCTGGACCGTGAATGTGCCGACGCCGTTCGCCAGCGCGGCGTTGGCCCCCAGAACCGCCAAGGGGTCTGTCGAAGTGAGGTGAACTGTGCCCGCGTAGTTATTTGTCGGCTGATTGCTGGCGTCGAGTGCCTGCACAGTGACATTGAACGAGGCTCCGACGCTGGCCGACGCCGGGGCTGTCACGGAGAAATGCGTGGCCGCAGGCATCGTGCCGCCGCTGTAGGTGATGAAGATGACGCCACGACCGCCGACGCCGGGGTTGTTGGTCGGCGCGTTGAACTGAGTGCCGCCACCTCCGCCGCCGCCATAAAGACCGCCGTTGCCGGATGGCGGAATCAATGATGCGTTTGCCGCGCCGCTACCACCGCCGCCGCCGGAGCCGTGCGTGGCGTCAAACTCTGTACCATTGCCGCCCGCGCCTCCTGCTGTTCCAGCCGCCAAGCCCCCAGCGCCGCCGCCGCCGGAGCTTCCATTGATTGAGGAGCCAGCCGCACCGCCGCTTTGTCCGCCTGTGCCAGCAACCACGCCGCTTGCGTTTGCGCCATTGCCGCCAATGTAAGAGGGCGGAGGAGTCCCGCCACCGCCACCGCCACCGCCCGCGCCATTGCCAGCCGCGCCAGCGCCGCCATTGCCGTACCTGCCGCCCGCGCCGCCACCTGTTCCGGTTCCTGCGCCGCCACTCCATGCGCCGCCCGCGCCGCCGCTAAACTTTGTGGTGCCGACACCGCTCGCGGCAGCACCACCCGCGCCGGGAGTCCCACCGCTGCCACCAACACCACCCTTAGCGAGCACCGAGGCGGTGCTGTTGAACCAAGTGTCGCCGCCTGTGACGTTAAACCCGCCGCCCGCGCCGATGTTGTATTGGATGATCGAACCGGGAGTGAGCACGAGGTTCGTGATCTTGGAGTATCCGCCACCGCCGCCGCCGGAGCCTGAGTAGTTGCCGCCCGATGCGACGGCACCACCACCACCGCCGCCGATGCACTCGATGGTGCAGATGTTGTTCCAATCGGCGGGGACCTTCCATCGCCCCCTGCCAGCAACGTCGAGCACGAGCGTTGACGGAACTGGTGGGTCTGGGACGTATGGATTGCCGCCAGCAACCGGCGCAGTAAACGGCGCGGTCCAGCGCGCAACGTCCGAGTAGCGAAATTCCTCAAACAGAGCGTTGGTGGCGGTCGTGTCGGCGTCGGAGCCGATTTGCAGACCTTGGCTCGAACTCATGAACGGAGTGAGCGCAATGTTCTGCTGGAAGGTCTGCGCGCCGTTGACGTAGAACGTCAGAAGCGGACCATTGCGGACCAGCGCGAGGTGATACCAAGTCGAGAGCGCAATCCCGGTGGCGATGGTGACATTGCTGAGTGCCCACGTTGAGCCGTCGGTTGACATATAAAGCGCGATGGTGCCGTTGCCGCCATCAAACATGATGATAGGGCCGTACTGGCCGCTGGAGTCTCGTTTTGTGAAGATGACGCCGCTGGCGGCGGCGGATCGGTAATACATAAGATCGAAAGTAAAGTTGCCCTTCATGAAATTAAGCTCGGCGCTGTTCGCCACCGTGATGCGCTGGGCACCGCTGGGCTGCACCTGCGCCACATTCAGCGTCCGCGCCACGTTCTGCGGAGAGCCAAGCTGCGTTGCGCCGTTGGAGGTGACGGTCTTTAGGTTTAATTCGCCAACGGCGGAGTCGAGCGTGAAGGCGTTATTGTCGAAATGCAGCAACAGCTTGGTTGCGGAGTCGTTGCCGCCGTTCAGGTTCTCGTAGTACGGCTGGTTCGGCGGCGTGAACGCTGCGGTCCAGCGGGCGATGCCGTTGCTGAAACGAAACTCGTCCATGTAGAACTGGCCGTACGCGCCCGGGATGCCGCCAATGGCAAACGGCACCGTGGTCTTTTGAATTGCGAGGGCGCTTGTGGGCTGGGCGGCTTGCAAACCGCCGTTGACGTAGAACTTGTAGGTGTTTCCGGTGCGAACGAGCGCAAAGTGATACCAAGTGCTGGCGGCTATTCCCGGCCCCGCAGCAACGGCACCGTTGACAACATCCCAAGTTGAGCCGTTGCTGCTGGCATAGAAGTTGATCTGGGTGGCGGTCTGATAAAGCATCCACCCGCCCGGAGTCGCAGATGTCGGCCACTTGCCGCAGATCATTGCTCCAGAGACCGCTGTGCTGGTGTAGGCAAACCAGAAGTCGATTGTGAAATCGACGCCGGGACTCGGATTCAAGTCGGGCGCATCCGGACACTGGATGGCGGCACCGCCGGAAGTAAACACACCGACCTGATTGAACGGCCAACTGATAGCGGTGTAGGGCTGGCCTGCCGCTATCGTCCATGCGTTACGGCGCGATGGCGGAGCGCCGTAGGCGTAATCCTTGAAAGCAGCCAGCGTCGGATCGAAGACGTTGTTGAGGCCGTCCGGCGCATCAAAGTGCAGCAAGCTGACCGTGTAGCTGTCGTTGCCAAGCGCCTGCGACGGCAGGAGGAACTGCTTGCCGCCAAACAGCCGCGATGTGAACCCCGGCAACATCAGGCAAAGCCCGCTTGGAAGGTGCAGAAGATGATGCCGCTGTTGAACACCGTGTACGAAATTATATCTATCGCGCCCGACGTATTCGTGATCGTCGGCTTGGTGCCACCGGGGAACCTGTACGCATTGCCCCATGTCGTGATGGCGCACCCCGCTGCTTGAGGCGTGATGATGATGGTGCCCTTCTGTCCCGGCTTCGCGTTGGTAGGATTATTGAGCGCACCAGACGCAGAGTTGATCTGCCAAACAAAGTCGATGGCCGCGTTCATGTCTGGAGCGAGAGCCGACGCCGAACCGGCAACCACAGGTGCCGCCGCCGCCCACGCCGCCCCCGGCGTGAGCATCTTGTTCGGTGCGCTGTTGGCGGTGTACTCGGCGGCGGTCGCCACCGCGCTGCCGCCAAACCCTCCGGTCGCGTAAACCGCCATAAACGACGCCGCGCCGCTGCCTGTCGCCATCAACCTGACATCGTAATCAATAGCCGTCGCACCGCTGTGAAAGTCGATGATCGGGGTACTGGCAACACCATCGACGCGACCGATCTCGATTGAGGCGGTTCCGGCTCCGCTGATAACGAGCGCACCGCCACCCGCCGGAGGATTGAGCGTGAGCGTCCCTGTGATCGTGTCGCCAGCCTTCGCGACCTTCTCGCTGTCCACCTCCGCAATGGCGGCTTGTATGTTGGTTGAGGCCACATTGCCCGTTGGCGTGAACGCCATGCCGACAGCGGTAAATCTGGGGTCGTCACCAGCCGCCACGGTGTTTGCGGTCGTGCCGATGTCGTGCGTGGCAGAGGTGCCGAGACCGAGGTTGATGCGCGATTGCGTGACGCTAATCACGTCGTTGAGGTTGTTGGCGCGCACCATGTCGCCCGTGCCGCCGCCACCTGCTCCCGGCGCACCTTGCTGCGCCAGCAATCCCCATTGCGTCGGATGCGTGTCGGGTTGGGAATTGATGTTGTCAATCAAGCAGATGTACGACGAGCCGGAGAAAAAGACCGCGTCGTGCAGCACGTACTGGACGCTTGCAGACCAGTTGCCTTTCCACTCCACCTCGGCAACCTGCGCGTCGTGTGCTGAATTGGCCGCAGCCGCAGCCGAGTTCGTGGCCGAGTTGGCCGAATTTGTCGCACTTGTCGCAGAGACCGCCGCCGATTGCGCGGACGCGCCTGCCGCATTGGCGGCGTTGGTCGCCGTCGTCGCGCCCGTGGTTGCCGTCGCCGCGCTTGCCGCCGCGTTTGTCTCGCTTATCGCCGCCTCGGCTGCGGCGTCCTGCGCGTCTTCCACAAGGTTGACCAGCGTGTCGGCGTCGGGGACTTGGTCTTCCGGCGCGTAGTCGGGCGCTTTGACGGCGCGGTCTATGCGATCCGAGAGCCGCTGGCAGATTTTGGTGAGCCGGTCGAGCGCCTGCTCGTGGCTGTCTGCCGGGAAGTCGTCCGCGTTGACGTAGTGCGTGACCTGCACAATGTCGGGATTGTTGATGATGATGAGCGTGTAGCCAGCGGGCGGTGCGACCGTGAAGGTCAGGTTCCCGCCCGTGGGGTTCATCGCCCCGGTCACGGTGTAGTTAATGCCGACGAGCTGGAGAGTGCCTTCCCCGGTCGTGTCGTTGAACAGCCAGACCTCTAGGTCGCTGTTCTGGTAGAACTGGTACGGATAGGCGAAGACCTTGGTGGTGCCGTTTCCAGCATACTCAATGCGGGCTTCAGCCGAAGTAACGGTCATTGTGTTGCCCCTTCTGCGGGTAACGGGACGGGCGTCGACTTAGCCCGCTTGGTCGGCATACCACTCGAATCGACAGCTCCTCGGCCAGCCTTTCTACCACCTCCCTCGTATCCTTGTGAGGCGGCTTGGAAGCCAAGCGAGCGAAGTTGCGACTGCATGATGATCGGATTTGCGCCGGGGCCTGCCTGAAGTATCTTTTGCGCCTTCGGCCAGAATTGCTGGACGGTCTCTATCGGCATGACTTTCGCCTGCGCGAGACGCGCACTCATTTCGCGGCCAACCTCCGGGGAAATTTCAGCAATGGTCTTCAGGTACGGCTGTGTGTTGACGACCGGCAGGTTCTTGTAGCCCGGGACGCCCTGCACGATGAGGCCGTTGCGGGCCTCGGTCGCCTGAAACTCGTTGAGCGTCCGCACCAGCACGTCCAGCTTTCCCGGTTCCAGCTTGATGCGCGGACCCATCGGCCCGCCAGTCAGCGTTGCCATGCCACCCTCGGTCTGAAGCCCGTCTTTTAACGAGCGCACCACGCCAGCCAGCGCCGACGTCCGGTCGAGCGGATGCAGCACGTTGACCAGTGGACCGGCCTTGGCGTTGTGAACGGCGATGTAATCGCGCTGGCTCTGGTCGTAGCCGTTATACAGGGTTGTCGCCGCTGGCATGTCGCCGTTCTTGACCTTGTTCTCGAACGACGCCCGCGCAATTTGCAATCGACCGTCGTTCTGGCCAATTTGATTGTAGAGTTCGCTCATCGGCTCACCGATGGCCATGCGGTCTTTTATGAACGCGCGTAGCCCGGGCACATCCGAAAGCTGGGCCGGGTCGCCAGTGGCCAGCGACCGCACCCAGTTTGAGAAACCGCCAAGCTCGCGCGGCATGTCACCGAAGACGCCTTGCATCAGGTATTGCGCCTGCATTGGAGACCACGGGGCCGCGAGCACCGCGCCCACCACGCCAAGATTGTCACGCAACAGTTTTTGGACGTCGTGCGAATCGTAGCCGAGCGCCGACGATGCAGCGTTCAGGCTCCGCGCCACCCAACTATAGAATTTGTTGGTGTATTCGCTGGCCTGAAGGTGCGGCGCAATGTCTTGGTACGCCTTGCTGACAATCGGCCTGTCGTAGAACGTGTCGTAGTTCGACAAAAGACCGGCACCCTGCTTGAGACCCGGCATCTCAAATGGATTTGGAACCGAGTATGTATAGAAGATCGACTTCGCAAACTTCTTCATCGCGTTCGGGTCGCCCGACTGAAGGAACTGCGTTGCCCGTTCCGCAAGGTTGAAGATCGTCCCCGGCTCCCACGGCTTCGGGATAAAGAGAAATGCCCCCTGCATCCCCTCCGGCAGCTTGACCTTCTTGCCGTTGACCGTCGTGTATTCCCCGGACCCAATGAACGGCAAGCGCACGATCCAGTATTGCGAGCGCGTCTGCACGGACAACCGCTGAATCATCGGGTCGTCCTTGTTATACATTTCGAGCGCGGCAGATGCAGCCGAGAGCATCGCGATGCGCGGCAGCAGCTTGCGGCGAGCCAAGTCCTTTGCCTCTTTCTCCTGCGCCGTGACGGCTTCCTTGAACAGAATGTCACCCAGCACACGATGAAACTTGTCGATGCCTTGGATGCTGGCGTTGAGGAACGGGATCGCCCGCGAGTACGCTTCCATCTTGGAGCCGAAGCGCCCGTAGTCGACAAAGTCGCGAGCCTTCATCGCAGCGTCAAACATGGCGTAGCGATGCGACCGGCCCATTTCGATGTTGTGGTCGTAGACCGCCCGGAAAAGACCAGTGCGTCCGAAGGTCTCCGTCACCTCCATCGCCTTGATGACTTTCTTGAAGTTGTCGAAATACAGCCCCTTGTGCTGCTCAAGGCCAGCCGTCTCCAGCTCGCCCGCCAACTGGCTGCGCCGCAGGTCCTCGGCAATCACTCGTGCGCGTTGCGCCTGATAGGCAGAGACGCCGCCAATCTTTAGCTGCTTCTCCATTTCCAGCAGGCCCTTCTTGCCGCGCTGCAAGCCTGCCGTGCCGACGCCACCGCCGATGCCCTCGGTCGAAGTGTGCATCCGGTAGAACTCATCGTCCGCAAAGAACGACGTGGCACCGCGCCTGATGTTCCTGAAGAACAGCGGGAAGCCCTCGATTGTCCCTACCTCGGAGACAAGAAGCCATTGCATAAAGCTGTCTTTCACGAGGTTCTTCATGCCGTACGTCAGCGTAGTTGTGGCTCCAGCCCGCAGCGAAGCGGAGCCGACGCTCATCACGTCAACGAGTAAGCCTGTGGCTTGCGCCGAAAGCTGCGATCCCTTCGGCCCCAGCATGTCCATCGTGTTGACGAGCTGCCTGCCAAAGTCGCCGTCGGCAAACTGCATTGCCCAGCGTTCGCCCTTGTCCCATCCGAAGATGACCGGCCTGCCGCCGCTCTTGATCGGCTCGCGCGAGTAGAACTTCACGCGCATGTCTTCTTCGCCAAGCTCGCGTATCGTCCGCGATGCAAACATGCGGGCGTCTTCCGTGGTGTAGCCCGCCTTCTTGGCCGCATCCATCAGCGTATTCTTGACGTCTATGTCCATTGCGCGGATGACGGAGTTTGGAATCTCCTCACCGATGGCAGCCGCAGCACTTCGCGGAAGCCTGCGGAGAAGATCGCGGTAGGACATTTTCGTGTAGTTCTCGACCAACTGATCGTTCACATGCGCGACGTTCTGGAAGATGCTTTCGAGCACGTTGAGGACGTCCCGGTCGGAGCCGACGCGGGCATGACGCCCAAGATTTTCCAGCCCCTTCGCAGCGCCGCCAGAAGAGACTCCGCCAACCTCGTTCGTCATGCTTTGCATGTCGCGCAGCAGCGGGACGTATTCCCAGTTTCTCGGATGCAGCAGCTCGTTCGCCTCGTCGACAGTTCGGAGACCACCTTTAAGCTCTATCCGCACCACGTCTTTTTGGAAGGCGTAGATGAGTTCGGCGTTCGCCCGCCAGTGCGGAAATAGCTGTTCCATTTCCCTGATCGTGGTCTCGGCATCGCCCTTGGTTGCCGACGTTGGCATCTTCGTTGCCATCGCCCGCTCGCCACGCTCCATCTGGGTGTGGAGCTGGTAGACCCAGCGGGCAATCAGGTACGCGCTTATCTGGTCGCGCCGCAGATTGACCACCTCGGCGTTCTTCGGCTCCAGCTTGGTGATGGGGTCGGCCAGCATTTCATTGATCGGCGTCGTGATCCCGCCGCCCATCCGCTCCATCGTCTCGAAGTCCATGACGCCGTACTGAAGATCGTCGACGGTCTTGTTGAAGCCGCCGCGACCGTAGATACGCGCCCACACGCGCGGGTCTTCGTAGGGCGCAAGGTCCATCAGCTTTTTGTAGACGTTGTTCGGGTCGTCCCTGAAAATCCTGCCAGCCGCCTTGATCGCGTTGTCGAGTGGCCGGTCTTTTGCGACGATGGTGCGATACATCGCGTCCCAGTAGCGACCGATTGTGCCGCGCTGGAGCGGGTCGTTGTCGATCACCTTCGGGACGGCGAATGTGGATTTGGTCATCGCCGTCATCGTCTGCATCGACGGCTTGGTGTTGAAGTTGTTGTACGCTTCGTGCAGCCGGTTGAGCTGGGCCAGAAGGTCCGGGTTCTCGTTGTTCATCAGCTCGACAAATGCCCGGGTAAAGTCGGGGTCTGTCTGCCGCAGGGATTCCCTGTTGGTGATGAAGCCGGACATGAACTCGCCAAAGCCCTCGCGGCGAATACCAGCCGCGTCCATGTTGGCTCCGGCGTCCCCGGCAAAGGCCCTCATGCTTTGTTCGTTGGCGTCTATCAGATTCTTCAGCGGACGCCCGACGGTGTTCTCGACGTCGTGGCCCATTTCGTGCGCCAGATCGGCAACGCCAGCCGGACCTGTCTCTTTCAGTCGGATGATGTGCGTCCCGTAATCGTACTGACCGACCGCGCCCTGACCCTTCAGCCCGCCTTTGCGGACGGTGAGCTTGAGGTTGTTGATCGTGCGCGTCATCGCATCTTGCAGGCTTTCGACCGGCGTGAACGGCGCATGGACGTTGGCGCTGGCGATGCCTTCCGCCGGTCTCTGTGATCCGTGCGGGGCGGAGACGCCCTGCGCCCGCATTTCTCTCAGCCTTGCTGCGACTTCGTCCTCGCCCGACGCAGCAAACCCTCGGCCAGCAGCCGGTGGTTCTCCGCCAGATGCCCGTACTCCTCCCGGCCCCAGCTCTCCAGCAGGTCCGCCCTTTGCAGGTGTTGGGCTGGTGTCAAATGGAATGTCGACGTTGTCGGGGAACCTGTCTTTACCGGCGTGTCCTCTGCCATGTTCGCCTGCCCTTGCTGTTGCTCGTTCAACTGCCGAATCCGCTTCGAGGCCGTTGGTGTAAACGTCCTTGATGGCGTCTTCGCGAATCTGATTGCGTTCTGTTTTGGCCTTCCTGCTCGTGGTCTGCTCTGGGTGCAGACTGAACTCGCGCAACACCGCGTCGACCTCATCCGTCGCGCGAAGCATGTTGGCGTCTGGGGTTTTTACCCTGCCCAATTCTCCCGGGTGGTAGTGCTTGGCCGCGCCGGTCGATTCGTCCCGCAGGATATTGTAGACGTCATTAAGCGTTGATCCTTCCGGCAGTCTTTTTTGCTGGACTGCCGCCTCAAGAACCTTCTCCGCCGTTTTCGCCTTGCTGCTTTTCGGGCGAACCATGCTCTTCGACAGGTCGAGGTCTTTGATTTCAGGCTCGGCTCCCTTGAGACCACCCATCGACTTGACCCACTCCGAGAACGTCTGCGGCGGCTTTTCCTTGGGTGTCAGGTCTTGAGTGACCGCCTCGCCACGCGCCTGCGCTGCTTCCTGTGCGGCAGCCCGCTCGTGCTCGGCTTCGATCTGCGCCCGCTCTGTTGCGTCAACATGCTGGAACGGGTCGACCGCAACGTCTTCCGGGTGGACCATCTTGCCGGTGCCCGTCATCGCGCCTTCCGGCAGCGGCTTTCTGTTTTGCGCGAACTGCGCTGGCAGGATGACGCGGTCGTTTTGCGTCATTGTCAGCGCGACGTGGTCAGGCACGTCCATGTATTCGTTGGCGTTCTCGAACGGCCTCAACGCAAAAGCGACACGCTGCGACTTGCCGTCTTCCGGACCTGCCGCGCGATAGATGCGGGTCATGCCGGACGCTGGCTCTGGCAGGACGCCCGATGGCGTCGGCGCGTCTGCCGTAATGTCGACCGCGCGTGGCGGCGCTCCCGGCGTGAAGATGTCGCCGGGGACCCTGTCAGGCGACGGCGGGGCGGGCGGCATCATTTCCGGCGTAGGTCTCGGACCCGAAGGCCCGCCCGGTTTGCCGCCGGTCAGGTCATCGACGATGTTCTTGTAGCGAAGGATTTGGTTGTCTTTTGCGAACGCCGGTATCGTCCCGAAGAGGAAGCCGGTGGGGATCGCCAGACTTGTCTGGATGGGATCGTATTCTTTGCGGACGCCCGCCCTGATCTGCGCGGCCTGTGCGGCTGCGTCGGCACCGCCCTGCACCGCCGCTTGTCCAACTCCATAGCCAAGGATGACGGAGAGCAGCGGGTTCGAGGCCCGCCAAGCGGCGCTGCCAACCTTGAAGAACGGGTTGACGAAGTTCTCCGGTGTCAGGAGTTGCCCGCCGACCTGTCCGTAAGCGGCGGCACCAAACTCAGCGAGTGTGCGAAACGCCGGAGTGTTGTTGTACGAGAGGATTTCCGCCTTGGTCCGCTCCAGCTCGTCTTTTGCGCTGTCCTGAAACCCTCCCGGTGAGAACTTTATGTCGTCGAGGCTGGCAGCCGGAAGGACGCCTTCCGCGCCCGGGATATTCAAAAGACCGGGGTCGCCAGTGTATTCAGAATCAGGACGCCTCGGCTGTTCCGAGAGCGCCTTGTTGAGAAGGGCACTGCCAGCGCCAGCAAGAGTGTCCAGATGCGACTGCGCGTAATTCGCCTTCGCGCGTCCCTCGATTTCCTGCTGCGAAGTGAGCGGCGTGAACGGATTGCCCGGGCTTAGTTTCGGGCCAAGCGGCGGCTGCCCGCCTCCGACCTTGTCCGATGTTTCCGAGAAGTCGCCGGGAGAATCCGGCAACGTCATTGGCGTGACGCCTTCCGCACCGGGGACGGAATACGGGTCCTCGGCCATTTAGAACTCCGTCTGCGTGTCGGTCGACGCTGGCGCGTACGGGTCCGCCTGCTCCGGGTCCGGAGAGGGAAGCGGGAAGGAGAACTGATCCCCCTGTGTTCCGTCTCCCGTGACCGGCTGGGCGTTGATGGCTCCCGGCTGGTTGGCGGCACCGCTGGACGACATTTCCGATCCCATCTTGATGAAGTGCTCGGCTGCTCCAGAGCCGTAGGCTTCGTTGAAGAACTTCTTGATTTCCGGGTTGTTCTGGTTTGCGAGCAACGTCTGGATGCGATCCGGCGGAATGTAGCCCGTCCCCGGCACGAACGATCCTTCGCGACCGCCGCCGCTTTCCGCTGCGGTATCGAACGGTGGCGGTCCCATCGTGAGCGTGTCGTGATAGCCAAACCCGGCCAGCTCCGCATACGACGGAGCCTCGCCCTTCCCCGCCGGGGTCTGCTTGGGCTGCTCGGCTGTGAGCGGATTCTCCTGACTGTTCGCCAGCTCTGTCTTCGCAACCTGCAATGCCGCAGCCGCAGCCTGCCTTGTGTCCTTCGATATGTCCTTCTGCTTGAGCACGGTCTCCATTGCCTTCGTCGCCAGCTCGGGATCGTTGCCGACGATTTGCAGCACGTTCTTGGCGACCTGCGCTCCGGCCATCGAGTGCGTCGGGTCCGGGTCTGTGAGGGCACGAAGCGGAGCACCGACCGTCCGCGCTTCGTCGACGGTGATTGGAGACTGTGTCGCAGTCGGTACGCCGATAAAATTCATCGCCTTCACACGCGCGTCGACCAGCGCCTTCGCCTTGTCGACATTGGTCGGGTCTGCGTACGCTGCGTCTCTCGCGGCCTTCACGTCTGGGAATTGGTCCGCAGCGGCGGCTGGGTCTTTTAAGCGGTCTTTGAAGATGCCCTGCGCCACCTTCGAGGCGTCCGTGTAGAGCGCCCTGTCTTTTGGGAATGTTGCAGTCCCCGGCTGCGGCTTCAGCGAAGCCAGCCGGTCAGCGATTCCCTCGTTCGACATAAGCGGCATGTTGTTGGTGCCCTCGTAGAATTTCTGGGCGTGTTCTCGCTGCTCCTGCCATGTGAGTGCTGTGCCGGTGCCAAGCCGGTTCGACACGAAGTCAAACGAGAGCTTGTCCGTGTGGAAGTAGTTCTGCATGTCTTTTGTCAGCGTGACGCCTTGGCCGTTCGCGGCCATGCCCTTGACGTCGCTGTCGAGCGTGAGTTTGAGCTTTTTCTCGAACTCGGCCTTCACGGACGCACCCTTCATTGCCGCGCCGTCGAGCGCGTTCTTCTGCCGTTCGGCATCCATCTGCCAGCGCGAGAGTGACGCCGGAGCCGCCGGTCTGCCGCTGCCGTCGTCTCCAACCAGAACGGGAGCCTGTGCGCCGGAGCGAACGACATTGACGATGTCCATGCCCTCGCCCTTGTCGCGCGAGCCGCCCTGTATTTCTCCGTGACCGACCACGTTCTCCGGCGGGATAGGCGCGGCTGGATTGATTTGCTGCAATCCGTTTACGAGAGCATGGCCGGACTGGACCTGCTCCGGGGTGGGCTTTCCTGACCCGACGTAGGCAACGCCGATGGCGTTGTTGTTGGAAATGTCTGGACGCGCGGTGCGCGTTGCCTCTCCCGGCGGGCGCACATGGTTGGTGCGGGCATCGAGCGGCGCACCTTGATAAACCGTGCCGTCCTTGTCGATGTAGAAGTGGTAGCCGAATGACTTGCCACCGCGCGATGGGTCACCCTTCTGGGTCTCCAGTGCGCTTTGCAGACTGTCTCCGCCGGTATTGTGCAGGACGATGGCCTTGAACGGCTCGGCGTTAGCTGTCGCGCTGCGACCGAATTGCTGACCGGGCGCGTACGCCGCCTGTATTGGAAGACCGGCAACCGAGAAGTTCTGCGGCGGCTGCGGCGGACCTCCGGCGTTGACGTTGCCGCCGATGATGGTGCGCGGCTGCTGGTTCTGGTCCGTGTCGATAACGCGACCGGAAGCGTCCGCCGTGATGGTCTGTTGCTCGCCCGGACGCGGCGCGACCCGGGCATTGGCTACGGCCTCGTCTACATTGCCGCCGGAAAAGCGCGTCCCTTGGATCGCCAGCATGTCGCCGGACGAAACCTTCGTGACGTCGCCGCCAAAAAGACGGGCCAGCACATCCTTCGGGATGTTGCCTTTGACTGCTTCCTTCGCCCACTCAATGCCTTTTTCACGACCCTCTCTGGTCGACAACATGGACTGGAAGGCGGGCTGGTCCGGGTTCTGAAGATGAGTCGTGGCACCGGCAACACCTTGTTGGTGCGACAGATACAGCTCCTTGTCTGTCGGCGGTCGGCCCAGCTCCTTTTCCAGTTGCGGAGCATTGCGCTGCAAGATCGCGACGTAGGCCCGCGCATTTGCTTCAGGGTCTCTGATGTTCTTGTTGTCGCCGTTCATCCCCATTTCGGCCTTGGTGAGCTGGAAAAGACCCTCGTGCTCACCCTTCACAGCATTGGGATTGCCGCTGCTCTCGATTGATGCGGCGACCTTCAGGACCTTCGGGTCCATGCCGGTTTCGGCAGCGACCTTCTCGATTGCCGCCTTGATTTCCGGTTTGGCGTCTATTTCAGCAATGCGCTTCTCGTTGAGCTTGGTGTCTCCGGATGCCGGTACGACCTGCCCCTGCGGCCCCGCAGGTGCTCCCTGTCCCGGCCCCGGAATCGGAGCCTTGACCGGCGGGACGTAGGTCTCGCCATCCCAGCGTCCGGCAAGGTCTGGCCGGTCTTTTGCGTACTGGCTCTGATCGGAGAATGTCGGATGGTTCGGCTTCTTGAACGTGTCGGGCATGTGCCCGCTTTGCGGGTCCGGCGTCACGCCAGCCTTGAACGCACCGCGCAAGTCGTAGTCCTGCCCGCTGTCGTTCGGCGCGTTCTTCGCCTTCCAAGCCTGAAACTGCTTTTCCTCGGTCGGATTGAGTTTGGTCTCGTACTTGCTGGGATCGACCGGAGCTTGCGCTCCCGGCGTTCCCGGCATGACGCGAGTGCCCGGGACAGGCTGCTTCTGAAACTGGACCGGACCTTCCTTCTCGCGGTCAGCCGCAAACTTGTCGGCAAACGCCTTGCCGTCATCGACGCGGCCCTGTTGAGCAAATCCCGTTTGGGCATGATTGGAAATGCCGCTCATGTAGCCATCGCGCATACGCTGCTTCTGCGCTGGCGTGATGGTGCCAAGCTTGTCGAGCGAAGCGATTTCTTGATCGACCTGCTTTACCGCGTCGTGACCGCTGTCGGGATAAGCCTGCACTTGCTTGTAGATTTCACCGACACGACGGTCTAGTTCGGTCACGGCATATTTGTTGGTAGTGGCGCTCTCGACCTGCGCTGCGCCGACTCCAGTCTGGGCTGTTATTCCGTTGCCTTTGACTTCGGCGTCCTTGCGCTGCGACTGCGGTACGCTGTTCTTGTATTGCTCTACCACCTGACCGACGCGGCCCATGATCCGGTTGTGCAGCGTCCCCGGAGGATCGTGGCTCGGGTCAAACTTCAGCGTCTCTTCGGTGATGATCTGCCGTATTTGCTCGTGCATCAGAGCTTCGGACTGATGCGCTTGCAGCTTGTCGAACTGATCCTGCTTTTGCTGCCAGTGTGCGCCCAGCTTCATCATGGCATCGCCAACAGAGGTCAGGGCCTTGCCTGTTTCGGTGTTGGCCGTAAAGCGCGGCATCGTCTGTGCCGCAGCGTCTAACTGGACGTGACGCTCGTAGGTTGGGATGCGGACGGCCATCAGGCATCATCGACTGCCGTCGATCCCCCAAAGTCGAATCCACCTCCGCCGCCAGCCGCCCCGCCAATGCCCTTGATGAGAGGCGCTATCGCGCCGATGGCTCCGGCCTGCTCTTGACCCTGCGCTTTGACGTTGAGTGCCCGCGCCTGCATGTCGAAGTTCTGCGCTTTGATTTCGCCGTTGTAGCGGATGGCCTGCACGTCGAGGTCGGACTGCTTTGTGCTGTCGTCGATAACGTCCATCGGAGTACCGTAGAGCGAGACGCCCGCCGACAGGTACGAAGAGCGTTGCTGCGATATGAGCTTGATGGCCTTGTGTTCTTGCTCACGCGCGTTGAAGTCGGCTTGCTGCCGCTCCAGCAATGCCTGTCTTTGATAGGCTTCAGCCTGCGCCCGCGAAGCCTGTGCCTGTGCCTGTGCGCCAGCCATAGCGCCGACGGCTGAGACCACTGATCCCAGTACGCCCGCGACGATCCCGATGGCCATGACGCACAAAAGACAGTCTCCTATTCCGGGTCGAAGACCGGCGTGACTGATCTGATCGTAGCGGGTAGCGGCTTGTCCGTCTGCATGACGATTTGACCTTGGTCCCGCCATGAGCGGTCGAATCGGTAGGAGAAGATACCATCGTGCAGCGGGGGCGACGTGTTCATCTCGTCGCCAACACCACGAAGACCAACCTTTACCTGAAGTTCACGCGCGGAGGGAGAGCCGACTTCGAGGTATCCCGTCTCCATCACGTCAATGTTCGCTGAAATGATGTTCTTGCGTCGGCCCAGCCCGGTGCCGTCTTGCTGCCCTTGCGCCAACCGCAACGTCTTCGCCCGCGAAACGTAGTTGATGCCGAAGGTGATCTTGCTTTTGGCCTTGCCGTCCGGCAGCGCAAAACCACCTTGCGAGTCGACCTGCACTTGCGGCAGCACTGAGCCATCCGCGAGAATCCCGATGGTCAGGTTGGATAACCAGTTTGCCCCCGACACGACGTTGGCGGGGCTGCTGTCTACGGTGTAGCTCGAGTCCACAAAGACCGCGTCTTCCTTCTTCATCGCCTCGAAGGTTATGGTCATGCGCTCGATGTACCGCTGGTCGATAAAGTTGACCGTGCGGCGCACACTCATCCAGACCTCGGAGCGGTCGAGGCCCGGGATGGTGGTGACGCTTTCAACAATGCCCCAAGGCGTATCGGGATTGTCAGGGCTGCCCTCGCCCTCGCCCGGGCTGGGTACACCGACAACGTGACCGGCAATGCGGTGGCGGGTACAGGCCACGATTTGCTGGTCGCGGTCGTAGGTGATGCCGACCAGCTCGCCGTTGCCCATCGCGTTCCAGATGATGCCGTCCTTGTCTTGCGCGTAGCACATCTGCTTGATGCCGGAGCGCAGCATGTGTTCGGACAGGATGGTCAGCTCGGGCGAGACGTAGCCGTTGACCTGAAAGTTGAACAGAAACTCCCGCAAAGACAGCCCGTAGTAGCTCGGGTAGATCGCCACCTCCGCGACCTGCACGGGCTGAATGTCCAGCGACCCGAAGGTCGACTGTCTTTTTTGCATGAAGTTGGTGGGGCCGAAGTTTTTGCCAGCGTCCGCAGGACCTACCGTTCGCATTGCGCCGTTGGTGCCGACCAGCAAGTCCTGACCTTCGACGATCCACGATATGGCGTTGACCTCGCCCGCGAGGATCGTGAGCGTGAGCGCGTCGTCGTCCTGCATCGGGACGGTCGCAGCGAAGTTGTCGAGGATGCCAGCCTTGCTCATCCAGATCGTCTGCGGCTGGGTGTCGGAACGCGCCCAGATTAAGCGTTGCTGGTAGAACGTCACGCAGCCCGGGTAGCCGGTGGTCGGGCACCATGCCCCCAGCCGCCAACCCGCAGTCCAGCTCGCGCCATCCGGCAGGAAGACCTGATTGCCCTTGTCGTCGATATGGCCGACGACGTCGCCAGTGATGACCGACGAGCTGTTTACTGCGGTGATCCTGATGCCGTAGTTCTTGTTGGAATACTTCAGGCTCAACCAGCGCCCGACGTCGGAAGCAACAAAGCCGACATTGCCGTTGATCCCGGTCAAGCTGTTGGCGGTGACAGTTATGATGCCAGCCGTCGCGCTCGGGATCATCGAGGTGCCGGTCGTGTTCTCCGGCAGGTATGGGCCGTCGAAGCCGGTGTACGGCAGCATCTCGAACTTTGTGCCGGTGAACCGCGACAGCATCATTTGCTGGTAGTTGGGATGCGCGATGTAGAGCACGTCCGCCGACTGCGCGAATTGCAGCTTCCAGATGTCATCGATTCCGTAGGGCGTCACCACCTCGATTGGAGACAGCCCGCCGTTGGTGCCGCTGCCAGCGGTCATCCACGCAATCGCCGTTCCGCCCGGTGTCGCTGAAATCGTGAAGCCGTCGACGTCGACCACGGTCTTGACGTAGTAGGTCACGCCCATTGTCAGCGGTTGCGGCAGGACGCCGGTCGTCGAAAACTGCACTGGATCGTTGGCAACAAGATTGTGCGCGTCCCAGTTCACGACGTTCGGCATGTCGAAGTAGACGTTGACGACGGAGCCTTTGTTGACCACGCCGCCGTTGGCGTAGAAGCGGATGTATTTGTTTCCAAACTCCAGCACATACGCTTGCAAAGTCGAGAAGACGAACCGGACCAGCCTGACCTTGTCGCCGCGATTGCGCGTGTAGTTGATCCATTCGGTGCCCGGTCGGCGGCGCAATCCGCCTTGTTTCATCACGAGCCAGTTCACGCACTCGCCAAGGCCCATCTTGTAGTGGTCGATGTCGACGCGCGAGAAAAGACGGGGAGACAGCTCGCCCCGTGCAAAGACTGGTTGGAGTGGATAGAGCGGTCCCGGCATGTCACCGGACCATTATGATTTCGTCGTCGTAAGGCTCTTCCGGCAGACCTTCGAGGCTGTCGATGCGGATTGCTTCCACGAAAGCGTTCGTAGAAATGTCCATCAGTTGCTTGGAGAAGTTGGCCTTTCCCGTCATCCAGTAGCAGAAGTTGGCGGCAAGTATCTGGACCAGAAGGTCAATAAAGACCGGCGTGAACGCGGCGACGTTCTCCTGTCGAAAGATATACCTGATCGGCAGCGGCGCTGGCTTGTTCGTGAGGATACGCACACCCTCGACGATGTACGGGATCGGCGGCGAGTTGCGCTTGCCGTCTGCGGTAATTGGCAGGACGCGAAGACAGTCTTCCGGAATGAGGTACTGAAAAGACCACTCGAAGTCCGGCTTGTTCGTGTCCGCAGCGAGCATCCTTCGCGCGGTCGCGAAATTCCAAGTGTGCCGCTGCAACAAGACGTCACGCTGGAGCGGGTAGTTGCGACTGAGCCAGCGGGCCACCGCCTTCTCGTCCGTGGTGGAGAGGACGGATTCCTCTGACAGCCGGTCGAGCACAGCGTTGAATATCTGTGTTTCTGAAAAGCCGGACGTCATGCTGCCCTCACGTCAAGATGAAGCCCATCGTCCCGGCGACAAGCGACTGCTCCGCCGGTAGCCGCTCGTGCATGAAATAGACGTAATAGGTCGGCCCGATAATCATGCCGCCGACGGTAAACTGCTTTTCGCCAACGGAAGAGACCGCCTGATTGACGGCGAAGATCGCCGCTACGCCGGTATGGTTCTGTCCCGCCTTGACCTGTGCTGGTGTCGGCGGCGTGGCGTTGCTGGTCACCACCGCGTAGATCGTTCCGTCCGGCTGGTCGGTCGTGACCCACGCCAGCGCGGAGTTTGTTGAAATCGCCTGTGTCCGTTGGTTGGTGAGCTGCGCCACTGGAATGTTGACGACCCGCACGTTTACGGTTCGCACGAGCACTGAGCCAGCGCCGTTGTCAGCCGTGATCGTGACCGGATGGAACGTCGATACTTCGTAGTCCCACACTCCAGCCGTCGATAGAACGCCAGCAGCCAGCGTGAACGCATTGTCCGGGTCTGCGGTCTTCGTGAAGGTGTAGGTCCCGGTCCCGTTGAGGACCTGCAAGTTTCCGATGACGGTGCCCGGGGCCGCGCCTTCGGTCACCTGATTGAGACCAGACAGGTAAAGCGCCGCCGGTAAAGACGGCCCTCCCGGCACCACGCCAAGCCTCATCCGGCGATGCTTGCGGGCGAAATACATCGCCCATTGCTGTTTGGTGGTGAAGCCGGTCGGGTATGGCCGCGTGTACGGAGGCGGTTCCCCCACGAGACCGTATTCCGCAGTTTCCTCCGGCCCGGTCTCGTAAAGGTTTTCCGTGTCTCCGGCGACTTTAACCACTGTTGCCCGTCTCTTCCTGCGGTACGGCCCGGAGCGGCTTCTGCTCTCGGACATTGCCGCGAGCGCCGGAGCGGCCAAAGGCTATGTCGATTGCGCGGTGTGCTGCCCGCTGGGCACCACCCATCTGCTTCTCGGCTTCCCGGTTGTCTTCCATATACTTCCGATTCGCTTCGAGCAGCGACACTGTACCATCAGGTTCTTTCTTTGCCATGTTCGGCTCCTTGGCATATCGGCATGATGATGGACGACCCGGCGCTGCCGAAACGCCGGATCGTCCTACTCGCGAGTAACCCCGTCAGCCGTTGGTCTGCAAGCAGGCAATCGCGATCTGCTTGCGTTCTGGATAGACCCGCGACCAGTTGGCCGTCGTCCGCAGCTCGGCATCGGTCGGAGACCGGCCTGCCATCGTGTTCGACGTCCACTTGATGCCGTAGGGGTGCATGACCCATTGACGCCGGACCCACAATTCCTCGACGCCCGCGCCGTTGCCCTGTGCGGGATAACGGAACGTCTCGACCGGAACGTCCGGCGGCACTTCAGCAAATGCCAGCGCGTTCTTGCCGACGAGGTAGGTGTGGTACATCAGGCGATTGGTGCCAGCGACCGCCGGACATCCGTCGTCTTTTACGACCCGGTATCCCAGATAGCTCGGGAAGTTGACCTTGCCCTCGCTGTCCGGAATGAAGTCGATCAGGTTTTGCTTGGCCAGATTGGTGTAGACGACCGAGTGCATGATGATCGTATCGAGCACGTCGGAGGCGTCACCCATCGTCTGGGCCGAGTCGAGGATGGCGTTGGCAGATACCTTTTCCGCCGCTACCGCAGCACCAGTCGCGTCTGTGCCGATGACCACGCACATATCGCTGGCGTTGACCGCGATGTTGTTGGCGATGATGCCGCGCAACACCGAAATCAGGTAGCGTTGGAACTCACGCGCCCACCACGCCGAGACGCGGGCGCTAATCCGCTTCATCGGATCGTCGCCAGCCAGCTCGGAGACAAGGTCTGCGTCCGACCAAGCCTTGTTGCGGTTGTTGCGGACGGCAATGTCAGTCGCCGCCACGATCTTGTCGGGCGCGGCGGTTACTGCCGGATCGTCCGATGAGATGTTTGCCGTCGAGGTGTCAGCGAGGTCGTTCCAGAACGGCACGTTGACCGTCTGGCCACCCCCGGTGAGGAAGCTCGACATTTGCGCGTCTTGTCGCAGGATGCCCGACTGAAAGATGGCCGTCTTGGTCATCGTTTCTTTGAGCATGTAGGGCACGAACACCGCCGGGATGACGGCGTCGGTAAGTCTGGTAACGACCATGAGCGGACTCCATTTGGTGGTGGCCGCTCACGCCGTTGGCTATCCGTCCCTTCCAAACCTGTTCTTGAACAGGGCTTTTTCGGGGTCTTTACCTGCGGCTGTGATGAGCGACCGGGCTAGTTCCGGGTTCTCGCGGGTGATGCGACCCTGCTCGGTGAGGTTTTCCTGACCGTCCTTCCACGGATTTGTATTCGTGAGAGAACCCGGTCCACCGCCGCGCAGTCTGTCTTCCCGGTAAAGCCCTTCACCGACCGTCGCCAGCGCGAAAGCGAGTTTTGCGTCCGCTATCGAGCCACCTTGGTCAATGAGACCAGCCGCCTTGAATGTGTCCGTTAAACCTAGCCCCCTGAGACCGGCCTTGGCGTGGTCAAGGTTGCCCTTGTACCCGTCGCTGTCAGTCGGTCCCCACTTCGACAGGATTTCTTGGTGAGCTGTGCCCACCTTGCGTCTCATGCCCTCTTCGGAATCCTTCAACTGCTTATCGAACCGTTGAACGAACCGATCATGCACGAGCTGCGCCTGTCGGGGAGATAGGTCAGCCTCGTGCGCCCAGTTTTTATACTCGGTCGCAAAGGCATCGTCGTACGGGAAGTTCTCCTGAACGCCTTGGGGTAACCGAAACTGGTATTCCCCGGGCGTCTTGGGCTTCCCCAAGGCGGAATAGAGTCTGTCGTAATCTTCCCTCGGCGCGTTGGCGTCGGGAAGGACAACAGCTTTTCCGAGACGACCTTCCAGCTCCCGATACGAATTGATTACGACGTCTGGGGAGTTGGACTTGTCCCATCCCTTTTTCGCGACAAGGTCACGGTTGCCTGCATCTTGCAGACCGGACAGCCACGAAGAATCAGGTACGACGTGCGAGCTTGGCGTACCTGATGGAGCACCGCTGGGTTGCCCGCCTTGCGCGGACCCGCTCGGTTCATTCGCCATCTTTAGTCCTCCGGTTGATCGGGCGCAAGACCAGTCACTCCTGCCGCTGTCTGACGCGCGGCAACTTCCAACGAGAGCACTTCAACGTCAGACATTCGGAGGTACTGAAAAATTCGCCCGTAAGCAGCTCTCATGCCCTCGTTAAATACGATCACATCGCGCTCGCCGGTCTCCGGCGGAGTGACGCGATAGAAGCCTGTGAAATTCGCGAGGTCGACCAGCACCACGCTCTGGTCTTCCGCCGTTGCGCTGCCGGTAAAGACCCGCTGGTAGGCAATCGCAATCCGCGCTTCCGCCTTGAGACGGGATGCCGGACGCCTGTCGAGCAAGCGTATCAGCGACGAGAAATTCATGGCGGACTAGCCGCCGGACGGGAAGCCTGACGCTCCGGGGACCGGCGCTTTCCCGAATTGTGCGAGAAGTGCATTGGTGCTGTCGACCGCTGGTTGGGTTGCTGCCGGATTTTGTGACACGCCACCCTTCAGACGATCCAGAAGACCACTGAGCGCGTCGGCAGTCGCGGGGCCTTGCTGTGCTGTCTCGCCAGCCTTGTTGGCTGTCTCGCCTACGTTGCGTCCGGCAATCGAAGCGTCCTTGGCGATTTCCGCGCCCTGTTTGCCCATTGCCATCATCTTCATCATGTTTTGCTGCTGCAATGATTGCTGGCGGTTTGCAGCCATGACGGTCTCCGGCACGATCACCTCGGCAGGTGCTCCGAAGATTTCCCTCAAAAGACGGAGGGTCTTGTCCAGATCAAAGTTGTCGAGAATGTCCGGCTTCACTTTCACCATTGGCAGCGCGACGTTGAGAAGCTGGGTGGTGCCGACGCCTTCGTTGGCGCGGCGCATACGGTCAAGCGGCGAGGTCATCCGTACTGAGATGGCCATGCCCTGCAAAGACTGGGGAGCCGCCAAGGGAGACGCCGGTCGGAAGACACCGCGCCGGGTCATGATCCCCAGCTCGCGGTCGATCATCTGGGAAAGACCGGCCTGTATCTTGCCGCCTGCCGGACCCAGCAACTCACCCTTTTCGTTCGACCGAATCATCGCCTCGGTCGCGGTCATTTCCGGGTTTTTGATGAGGGTCTGGAACAGGTTGATGTAAAGGGTCTCTTTGACCTGTGCGCGGCGGACCTCCATGACCTTCTCGGCAAAGTCGGGAGACTGCGCCGTGATAAGAGGTTTCACCCGCAGGCTCCCGTCCGGACCCACAGCGCCGGGGTTGACGGCTCGCGGGTTCAGATTTGGCCGGTTCATGACGCCGTCGTTCGGCATCCCCAGCGGCGGGTCGGTCCACTGGCCGAAGGCGCGTAGCTCGCCCTTCCCCATGAGCTGGAGCGACTTGATTTCGGACAGCGCCAGCATGACCGGCGATTCCGCGTACGGCCCGTTGTCCTGTTGCAGCCAATGATAAATGGCGAACGGAAATTCGTGGAAGCCGCCGTCGTCGAGCAAGTGCTTGGTGTCGACCTCGCAGTAGTACGACGCGATCTGGCTGCCCTTGAGTGTTCCTTCAAGATTGTAAGACCCGATTTCCATTCTGGGGCACACCGCATGTATTACCGGGCAGATGGTCTCGAACTCCTGATTGTCCCACGCAGCTTGGACGCGGCTCGATACTTTCTTGTAGCCGAACTTCTGCACGAGTTGCTTGACGGTGAAATTGCGAACTCTGTAGTTCGTGTCGACGTTGCCGTAGTCGTTGGTCGCCAATAGGTTCTCGTTGAGCGGGCAATACTGGTAGCGGAACGGCGTTGCCGAGCTGTCGCCAGCGCGGGGCCGTCCGTCGTCCTGCTCGACGTACATCACGCCGGTCCCGAACGCCACGCACGAGCGCATTGCCTTCTGGTGGCTGGGGATGAAACCGGCGCGGGGATCGTAGCGCAACGCAAACTGGAAATTCCTCAATCGCTCCAGATAGATGTTCTCTTCGTCCGTGGTCTTGTCGTGCAGCACGTCGGCCACTGTCAGCCCGTGCCACTTCTCGGATTGCGGTGTGACCAGCGACTCCATCCCCGACGCGAGCCGGTCGCAGCTCATCATGCCGGTGTTGTCGTAGATCGACTTGACGCGGGCGGTCGAGTTTGGCCCGCCGATGCCGATACGAGACCGCGCACCCGTGGCGGACGCGGCGCTCGATCCCTGCCCGCCGAACATCATGTATTGGAAGGACGTCTCTGACGACTCGGTCGGCAGCACCAGCTTGGCAATGTCGATCCAGACGTTGACCCAGTTGATGCGGTCTGCCGCCATGACGTCGGCGCGGTCGATGATGTCGCCAGCAATGCCCACGTCTAACCCCCGAATCGGTTGTAAGCCTCGACCTCGTAAGGATTATTGCGGTAGCCGAATTTCAGCAAAAAGACCAAGTATTTGAGGTGCCACACGATGATGCCTTCGCGCTCCATCTGCTCGTAGTGGACGCGCTCGTGCTGGCGAAGCACCTCGCTATTGAGCTTGTCCGGCAGGACGTGGACGACGCGCCACGGCATCGGGATCGCCCAGAAGTCATAGCGGACCAAGAACCAGTGCCAAAACCAGTTGGCGTTGCGGAAGCGCGGCTCCCGTCTCAGCTTGGCGGGCGGTCCCATTATTTCGTGACCACGGTCGACGTGCCGCCGGGAGCGCCGAGCGCGACCTTGCCCGGGGTCTGGTCGAGCTGCGTCACCAGCGGCTTGTCGGGATCGTAGCCTGCCGCGATGTACGAGCGCCGCTGTATGTCTTTATCGACTTGCAGCTTGTCGTACGCCACCTGATCCGGGTTTGGCGGAGTTGGTGGATAAGCCGGTGAACCGCCGCCGCCCATGCACATTGGTTAGCTCGTTACGTTGGAGCCTTTGCTCTGGCCCAGTACGACCTGACTGCCGTCTTGAATTTGCTGCGGCTCGTTGCCGGTCAACATGCCGCGCCTTACTTCCTGAAACCGCTGGTACGAATCGGACCCGGGAGGGACCGGCGTATTCTGCGGCGGCGGCGGAGTTGGCGGCGGATATGCAGGCGAGTTATTGCCTCCACCGAAACACATGGCCCTCTCCTATGCTGTTCTGCTGGTAGAGCCGAGAACCGTGCCGCCGCCCTGTCTGGCGTAATCGGATGCGCCGAGACCGCCGGTCAGGATGGTTGCGCCGAGACCTTGCGCTGCGATTGCCTTGGTGCGCTCATCGCGCGTTCGCTGGATGGCTTCCGCGTTGTCCGTTGTTGGAGTGGCCGGGACCGGGGGCGGGGGTGGCGGGGGACTTCCTCCTCCCATGCACATGATGCTTTCCCTTCCGTGCGATGACGTTGCCGTGTTTTCCGAATCCGGCAAATTCGGAGCGTAGCCATCTATACTGCACGAATCGCTCCTTGCCCACACCCCACTCGGGCAGCTCGCACTCTTTCACAAAACCGAGCCATTCCAGCCAGCGGTGCGATGCGCGGTGTTCGTAGATCGAACGCGCCTCGATGCGCCCGCAGCCTTCAATGTCGAGACGGTCGATCAAGGACGGGACGCCGTTGCCGCCCTTGGCCCAGCGGGCCAGCTCCGGCATGACGACGTCGATCTTGTCCGATCCCCACGCCCACGCCGAAAACAGATGCGGGTTCAGCGCACTCTGCCGCGTGAAGCCGAATGAAAATTCGGGGTTGCCGTCGACCCACGCGCACCACGCGATACCGCCGTAGATTTCCAGCATTTCCCAAGTGATGTAGCCGCACTCGGTCATGTTGCGGGGACCGGCGGCGATGATTTCTCTCTTGTCGATTTCGCGGGCGATTGACGCGGTGTAGCAAAGGTCGCGGCGGTTAGCCCATTTTATTTCCACCGTTGGCATCGCTCTCGTCTTTTTTGATTGCGGTCTCCGGGTCGCGCACCGTGATGATCTTCGGCATCGCGCGTTTGGCTGGGGCTTCAATGCGAAAGAGGATCGACCGCAGCTTGCGCTTGAGAACACGCACCTCCGGAAAGCCGTGGTCCTGATAGCCGTTCTCGTGCAGCAGCGTGTAGAAATGCTGCGTGGCCTTGTGAGCGGCGGAGGTGGCAGCGTCTTCGCCAATCGAGAAGCCGTTTACCACGAACAGCATCTCGGCGGAGAAGACGCCACCTTCATAGATCACCGCACCGACATGCAGCGTTCCTGCCGATGCAGGTCTATCAAGCGGCACTGGGCTGGTCTTCGACGTTGGTGGCCGGGGATTCCGGCAGCGGCGTCACCTCGACAATCCGCAGCTTGTTGAGGTCGATCTTGAACGACGGATGATTGAAATGCGACACGACCAGATCGCCCCGCTTGTCGCGCGAAACCGACGCACCCAGCCGGTCGATCAGCGACGTGAGCAGCGACAGGCTGCCGCGCTCGCGGTCGCGGTTGCTGGGTCTTTTGGCCTTGATGCGTTTCTTCAGCCGCGCTTTCAGTTTGGTCTTCAGTTTCTTCCTAGCCTTCGGCATTTTCGACTCTCCCTGTTGACAGATCGACCACGAGGTCCGGCACCTGCGGTCCTTCAATCACCACGACGTCCTCCTCGTAGATCGTGTACCTCAGACCGAGGCGCATGAGCGTACGGTAGAACGCGGCGCGGATGGCGCGGTTTTGCGTCGCCAGCTTCATCCTCTGACCTGCGTCAACGCGAAGGCTGACAGCATGATGCAGAGCATGAACACAACGTAGCCGGTAACGATCAGTGCTTCCTTCATGAGTGTAGTTTGCCATCCCCGTTGGCTTCCTGTGTCAGGTCTTCGGCGGAAGAGAAATACCCAACGACGCCGTTGAAAAGGTTTTCCATCACGTTGCGGAGAAGCATGAGCCGCATGTCGCCCTTGCGCTCGACCTCGATCCCCGGGTTCTGCGGCACGATGGTCATGAGGGCAGCGCCCAGCATGTTGACCAGCGGCAGCGTCATCATCTGCAAGAACTCCTCCAGCGGGGCGTCCCTGTCGGCGCGGTCGTCATGCTTGATGCCCTCGATGAACGCCCTGCGCTCCCGGTCGAGAAAACGGATGAAGACCGGCATCAGCTCGATCAGCATTTCGGCGGAGCGGGCGTCCATCGAGCCTTCGTCGGCTTCGGCCAGCCGGAATTTCATCAAGGAAACCATCAGCTTGATCGACTGCTCGCGCTGCTCCGCGCTGTCGAGGGAAATCACGGGGCTTGTCATTCACTTCTCTCCCTAGTTCTTCTGGATGCTCTTCGTAGTAGTCACTCGCGTCAAAGCAGTCGCAGTCCGGGTACTGGCAGCTCGCACCGATGACATTGCGGGCGATGCAGTTTTCCTTCAATTCGGCTTCGGTCCTCTTTCTCATTGCGGGCCTGACTGGGGATGCTCGGGTCCGTACAGCCGGTTGACCTCTTCCTTGATCTTGTCGCGCAGGTATTGCCGGAAGCGGTAGAGGATGAGGTCGGCGGTCTGGTAGTCGTCCATGCCGGACGCGCGGCACTCCTGCAAATACTGCACGATGCGCCCGACCGACATGGAGTAGGGCGCGTTCGCCAGCTCCTTGCGGACAACCGGCGGCAACGTGTCGAACATGGCGAAGTGCTCCTTTTCGAGCACCACGCGCTCTGCCACCACGTTGCCGGTATCGCGTTGTGATTCGCTCATGAACTTGACTATTGCGCGATGCCCCAGCGGTTGTCTAGGTCACCCTTGACAAAGGCTGTGGACGTCTCGCGTGGCGTCCGCCGTCTGGCCGACATGGAAGACCCGCAAGCCTCTGCCGTCACGCCAACCTGCGCGTGGCCGTAGTCGGAGTGGCACCACTGGCCCCCTTCAAACAAGCCGTGGGCGGCTGCTATTCGCGCCAGAGTGCTGCGATCTGGGAGATGGCAACGGCTGTCCACGCGGCCACGAGCAAGCTGGCAAACATCAAGTGCCTTCCCGCATGGATGTAGAGAACCAGCCCAGCAATGCCCGCGACGGATGCCGCCCATAAAGCGGACTGAAGCGCCTTGGCTCTCCAGATCGTCGATGTAAGCCTGAAAGGTCGCGGCATACTGCCAGCTCACGCGGGCTGAAGCGCCCGTTTTCTTGGAAACCACATTGCCCGAGCCAGCGTTGCCGTTGGCATCGACGGCAACGCGGTGTCTCCGTGCGTCGGCCTGCGAAGCGAACAGGACGACCGACAAGGTAACAGCAACGATTGTGCGAAGCATCGTATTCCCCCTGTTGTGGTGAAGGGGGCAAGCTTGACACGATTCGGCTATCCGCGCCCGAGGAGCTTCTGCGCGTGGCGGGTCAAGGCGCTGTCTCTATTGGGGATCGAGCTGTCTTTACACAGCTTGGCGACCCCCTCATGGAAAGAGACAGCGTCCTCGTGGTTCTCGAACTCGGCGGTCATGGTGACTTTGTGCGTATTGTCCGTGCCGGTGTAGATCGCGAGGTTGAGGGCTTTCATGGCAGCTCCTCGAAGTTGGCGGCAAAGTAGCCCGCCGCCACCAACCACTGGTCTTTGTGGTTGGCGGGGTTGCGGGCGATCATGTCGCCGTCCTTGGGCGAACCGTTGATGCGGTCGGCCCCTGACACGCTGACATGCTCGATGTCTTCGCCCGCGACATACGGGCGAAGCTCGGCTATCTGCTTGCGGCGGTAACGCCTGAAGCCGGAACCGCTCAACGGCGACGGCTCGGTGTCGGGACCGGGCCTTGCGGCACGATCACGGTGACCCAGCCGGTCTCCGGCGTCCATGCCGCCACCACCTTGAAATTCGGCGGTGCTGGTACTTCGGGCGGGGTGCCGCCCCAGCCCCACGGTGGCTCCGCGATTGGCACGGTGGGTCGTGGATCGTTGGGTCCCCAGATGTGGTCGGGGAGTTCTTCGGTCGGGGGTGGCCATGTGCCAGTGCCCGGGTCCCAGCCTGCAATCGGCAAGGTCGGACGCGGATCGCCCGGACCCCAGATGACAAGGGGTGGCGGGACGCCCTCGGGACTTTCGACTGCGGTGATCGGTGAATCGCTCTGCGCGTAATACTTCGTCATGCCTTCACTCCACTGGTTGTGATGAACCGGGGCGGCGTGAGGCGAGCGGGGGCTGGAAAGGGTGGGGAACACCCGGTTAGTCTCGCCCGCCTCACACCTACACGCCAACGGGCCTAGAACCGTCGGCGCGATTACTTTCTGCTCTCGGCCTTGTGTTCGGCCTTGTTCTCTGGCCGCGCATGGCGCTTGGCCTCGGCCTCGTCCGGCGGAGTATCCTTCCAGTTCGGATTGCCGGTCTGGGAAGTCTGCGGTGCGCCAACGTCGCCGCCCACGAGTCCAACTTGGTCCTCGCCCGGTGGCTCAATCGGCGTCGGCGGCAATACGCCCGAAGGATCGCCGTCGGTCTCGTTGGGACCCGTGGGAGAGTGCGGTGGTCCCATCTGGCCCTCGACGTGTGCGCCCTTCGCGCCCGGACCAGCTGGCCCGCCGGTCGGCTTGGTCGTTCGTTCCTGTTCAGCCATGTTCGCCTCCAATTATGTTGCAACGTGCTACCACTAGCACATGATCGAAGACCCGTGGGTCCGCATTGTCTTCATCGCCGTCGGCATCGCCGCGCTGGCGTTCCTGATCTACGCGGGAGCTACCGCGCCCTAGTCGTCAAGTCGCGGAGAGCCGTCGGGTTGCCGCGTGATCGCAACATTCCCCCACATCGCCAGCGTCCGCAACATCCGCAACACATGCGTCTTGTCGGGACCATCGGGTAAAATTCTCTCCAGCTCGCGGCCAAACTCCCCGGTCTTCTGCCGGAGATGCGTCATCTTCTCAACTTGGCTCTGGCTCGGTGCCAGATAATCAAACGCGCTCGCGTGTAGCGTCATGAAATCCCCCCGTGATTGGAAGCAGGAGCCGGATTTGAACCGGCGACCTTCAGCTTATGAGGCTGACGAGCTGACCATCTGCTCCATCCTGCTGTGCAGTCAAGCTACAGCTTGTCGCGCTGCTGGCAAGAAGTTTTTTAGTTTTGGAGGGAGTTGTGACTGTGAGGGTGGCTACTACTCCTAGCCTCGCCTCGCGTTCCCCTCCCCACCACCCCTTGTGGGAAAAGGGACCCATCGAGACCACATGTTGTGTGAGGCCGTCTCTATTCCCGTGGGCCGTCTTTGGTCGCTGTCTTTACTGGTGTCACGTCGATGCTGTGACTCTCAATAAGTCGCTGGGCCTCAACGAGATTGGGCGCTTTTGCCACTGTTTCCCGGGCCATCATCAATGCGAGGACTCTCGCTCTGTCTTCGTCACTGATGCTGTGAGTCACTGTCAAGGCACCGCTTGCCACTGTCTCCAGTCGGTCTGCATATGTCTTTGGCTTCAGCTTCGACGCGACCCATTTACGCGCATCGACTGCGAGACGAGCTGCATTGACTCTCGCTGAATCGAACTGACCAGCATCACGCACACTGTCTGCAATGGCCACTGTCTCTTCCGCCAGCGTGTCGGCACCGTTTTCGCGAGCGCGAGCATATTGGTCTGCAATAATCGGATTATCCGCGAACCACTCATACCAGCACGAGAGGCCGGGGCCTTGCGGGTATTGCCTGCAAAAGCCTCTGAGGCTTCCGCCTTCTGTGAGGTGGACGCACAGAGCGTTGACCCATTGGGCTTTCAGCTCTGGGGGCCAATCGCGTTGGCGAGGCATTGCCGGGGGCGTTTTGTGCTTGTGGCTTGTCGCCATGTGGACCTGTCCGAAATCACCCAGGCATCGGGCACCACCTGGGCGAATATTGACACTCTACGGCGCGGGGCGATCCGGAGAAAGCCTGAGAGGCCCAGCTCAAATATGCGCCCGATTCGCTGGGGCGTTTGGACCTATTTACGAATGTCCTGTCTTTTCAGTCTCTTGCCCTGTGCATAACCGGATTGACACAACATCTGGGACAAGTTTCAGCTTGTCTTTTCGTGCTTAACTCACTGAAAAGACGAGTCTTTATGAATTGCGGCAAGACACGTCTTAAGGCCATGACCCACTACATCTTGTATGCCTTTTCGACCCGATAACCCCACATCTTGTGTTAACGACGCTAGGCTTGACAGGTCTCTATTCGACCATTAAAAGCGCCAAGCGTTTTCGGCGCTTTCGAGCTGGCGAGGCCAGCCGGTGCCGGAGACCTTCGGAGAGAGACCAGACCATGAAAGTCGCGACCATGACCACCGCCGAGCTTGAGGCCCGCCTTGGGCCTCGCGGCGCATTTCGCACCACAAAAGACAATCGCTGGGACGTCCGCAAATGGCTCACGGCACAGGGGTTCAAGTCGACGTTTGTGAATCACCTGTCATATGCCGACCTTGCAGCGGCTTACAACGACACGACTGGGACGACGTTGCAGACCCTCAAGGCGCAGGAAGCCCGGGGCGATACGCCGTTCAATCAAGCGGCGGAAGAGGGCGCAGTCTTTGAACAGGACGAGCCAAACTTTGCGCTTGAGCCAACCCGGGAGAATGTTCCCCCGGCTATTTCTAAGCCGACTCACGTCCAGACAGCGCCCGACGTCGCGACCATTGCCGAGATGCTGGCGAAGCTTTTCGCCCAGCAAAACCGGCCAACCTTGGACGTCGACGCCGTACGCCAGATCGTGAAAGACGAGGTTCAAGGTCTCAAGCCCCGGCCCATCCAAGTCACGGTCAATGAAGGCCCCGCAGTCATGATTGACGAGCGGGTAAACCCCATCTTTGACCGCGTCTTGAAGGAAGTGGCGTCCGGCCAGAACGTGCTTCTGGTAGGCCCCGCTGGGTGCGGCAAATCCCACCTTTGCGCCCAAATCGCCCGCGCACTAAAGGCGGATTTCGGCGCAATTCATGGCACGTCTGGCGTCTCTGAATCGGCTTTGACTGGCTGGCTCCTCCCGAGCGATGGCGGGAAATTCGAGTATGTCCCGTCGCGCTTTGTCGAGCTTTACGAAAAAGGCGAGTCGCTGTTTTGCTTCGATGAATACGACGCTTTCGACCCTAATATGATGATGGTCGCTAACGGCGCATTGTCGAACGGTCACCTCCACATTGCCCACCGTCGCGAAATGCCATCGACCAAGCGCGGGAACAACGTGCGGATCATGGCGACCGCGAACACCTACGGCACCGGAGCGAACCCGCTTTACACGGCGCGGAACGCAATGGACGGCGCTTCCAATGACCGCTGGCTGATGATCCCAATGGATTATGACCGCGACTTGGAGGCCGACATTGGCAAGGCCGCAGGACTGACAGTAGGCGAAATGTCCGACCTGTGGGCCTTGCGCGACAAGGTGCGGGAGGCTGGCTTGCGCCGCATCATCTCAACCCGGGCTTTCCAGAAGGCCGCGAAAATGAAGGGCAACGGCACCGACTGGAAAACCATCAAGTCTTCGCTGGTCGAAGGCTGGTCGAAAGACGAAAAGGCCAAGGTTGGCATGGCGGTGCAATCATGAGCCGCCAGCCCCTAGGCGATGGCCGATACGACAGCGTTTCCGAGTTCATTGCGGACGCCAGCGCGGACGCCGTGAACAGCGAGAACCAACCCCTCGTGCGGCAATTCATCGAGGAGCGGCGCGGGGAATGGTACGGCGCTGGTTGCCGTACCGGCGCGGATGTTGACCACCTCGTCAATACCGGCTGGCAGGAAGGCCGGAAAAAGACCGACGCCTTCCTAGCCAAGCTGGAGTCAATCGAGCTTGCGCCGCGCGATATGCGGCGCAGGGTTCATCGTACCGACTTTGGCGATCACCTCGACATTGGCGACGTCTACGCCGGACGCATCCAGACCGCTTGGACCGTTGCCCGCCGCAAGACGGGCTTCGGACCCCAGCGCATCGACCTTTGCGCGAACATGATTTGCTACGGCATCGAAGACGCCGACGTCCTGTTCTGGCGAGGAGCCGCCGCAGTCGCGCTTTGCGACAAGCTGGAGAACGCAGGCTACATGGTGCGCCTCGTGGTTGGCTTCGGAGACGTTGGCGACCGCATATCGTGCCGCGTGACCGTGAAAGATTACGGTATGCCGATGGACCTATTGACCGCGTCGTCCGTGGTCCTGCCGGGATTCTTTCGGGCAATCGGTCACCGCTGGATATGCTCGCACGATCCCAAGCGGCGCAGCCAAGGCGGAATCAGTGTCGGCCAGAGCCTCGTGGACCCGGGCGAGATATTCCTAAGCCACGAAATCCGCAGCGAGCGAACCGCAAAGGAACAGGTCGAAAAGATCATAAGGAAGATCGACGCCACGGCTATCGAGGCCGCGTGATTGCAGCCCTTGCACCCAGCCGCAGAGCTGGGTGCAAGAACGGCAATCCTGCCGAACCGGAGAAAAGACCATGAGAACCGCGACCGTTGGAATCCAGAAGGCCCGAGACGCAGACCGCCAGCTAAAATGCGAGACGGTCTACATGCTGGGGCAGCTCGACAAATACATCGCGAGAAATTACGGCCCGCGTTGCGAGGAGCACGAGGCAGGTTGCCCCGTGTGCGAAATGTGGGCGCGATACGACTCAATCAAAAACTACACCGCTTAACCAGACAGAACGGAGAAAGACCAATGTTCAAATGGGACCATCGAATCGTGAAGACCGCCGAGGGGTTCACGCTGGCCGAGGTTAGCTATGGCGAGGACGGCAAGCCGTTCGCGCACAATGCGCCCTTCCTTTACGGCGAGTCCGTGGACGAAATGAAGACGCTGGCCGCGCGACTGCTGATCGCGACCGGCGAACCAGTGATCGACTTTACCGGCGCGGAGCCGGTAGAGAATCCCGCCCTCACCCCCGTCTACCTGTTCTAATCGGAGAAAAGACCATGTTGGAATATGCAAACGAAATCGCCGCCAGCCTTGGGGCGCTTGGATTCTGTGTCGGCGCGATTGCGCTCCTTTGGGCACACATCGAGGACGCCGCATCATGACCCGCTTTAGCAAACTCAATCCCGACGGCACCGAGTCAGACGTCCGGATTATCAGGCAAGCCGACATGCTGGCTTGTCCGCATTGCATCATGATGCCCGAGCACTACCGCAAGGACGGCACCTGCAAATGCGACGACGCGGGCGAGTCGATCATGGCGGACTGGGGCTATCACTGGAACGAGACGCTGGCCCGCTGGCTCTGATGCAGACCATGCGCCACGCCCCAGCGCGGCGCATGTGCGGCAATCACGCCGAAAACGGAGAATAGACCATGAGTATCTTTGCGAAGAGGCACTACGAGTCCGTGGCGCTGGCAATGCAGAAGACCTACCCGGGCAGCCGGGACCCCGGGGGATTGCTGGCATGGAACGACGTCCGAGCCGTCATGTCCGACACGTTCAAGGCCGATAACTACAAATTCGACCGCGAGCGATTCTTGTGGGCCTGCATCCCCGGGCGCAATGCGAGGGCGCGGACCCAGCACCTCAGAGCCGCAGAATGAACCGCCGAGCCATCATAGGCGCGGCGCTGGGAGCCACGGCAGCAATCGTTGCCGTGGTTGCGTTGTCGACCGTGGCGGTTAAATCCCCGGCCCTGCTGGCGACGATCAAGAACACGCCGCCGCCGTTCAGCATGGAGGACTTCAGACGGGACGCCGAGCGGGAGCGGTTAAGCCACATGGGAGCCGAGCCGCGAAAGCACGAGCCACCGCACGAGGACACCGCGCCGCCGTTGCGTGAGTTGCCATCGCGGCAAGCCACGCCACCGGCAAAGCCTCGAGTCCCGCAAATCCGGCCCATGCCGGACTTCGCACCCAAGCCAAAACCCAAGACGGCTGGCTGGGACATCTGAAAAAGACCAGACCCCCGGGACATCCCCGGGGGTTTGCTTTTCCGGGCAAAAGACCCGGCACCCTGAAACCGGCGGTAAGCCCCTGAAAAGACTGGCAAAAGACCGGCTCCGGCGGCGACCCGGCGCGGCCCGGGCAAGGTCTCCGCCGAACGGGCAGGGAGATTCAGTCAGCGAGAATTTCGTAGTCGGAACGGGCAGATAGATTCAGTCAGCGCAAAACGAAAAGCCCGGGCCAACTCAAAGGCCCGGGCTTCTATTTTGGACCCCTCGCAGGGTGTGGCGTTGTCGGTCAGGGAAGCGTTCGGGTTCCTTGGCTTAAACGACCTACGAGGGGATAACGGAGCGGTTAGTAATGATGGACGCCCCGCTATGCTGTGACGCGCGTGTCCCAAGCAGTTTTAGTATTCCGTCTGCGCCTTGTCACGAGGCCGAAGGCTGCCATCACGCTGCCAAAGAGCCACACGGCTCCCGGGATCGGCGTGGTGTCAACGAGCTGCGGCGTGACCACAAGGTCATTGGATGCCGCCGTCCCGACGAAGCCACCGGGGTTTGGTCCCGACAGCTCCTCGAAGAAGCCGACGATCACGCTCCCGGCTGGCAGGTTCGCGCCAAACAAGAACTCGTTGAGCAGCGTCGAGCCACCACCCTGACCATCGAGTGTGATGTTCGGAATGGTGATCTTGAAGCCCTCGTAGTTCCCGGTAAAGCCCGGGTCTTGCAGCGGTGTGCCGACAGACAGATTCGCGAAGTTGTCGGTCGGTGAGTAGCTGCCCGCGTTCGGCAGACCAAGGTACGTCGCAATGCTCGCGCCGTCTGCGGCGTTGAGCAAAGCGGCGATCTTGAGCGCCAGCAACAGCGAGCCACCGTTGTCGGTCAATCCCGGCAACACGAACGTCGGCAGGTTGATTTCATTGGTGGGGACGAACACGCCAATGGTCAGATTGCCGGTCGCTGGCCCGGGGGCGATCTTCCACCCGAAGCCGAGGTTCGACAGCGGCGTGAACGAGCCGTTGTCGTTTTGAGCACAGCCGCCCGATGTTCCTGTGCAGGAGTAGCTGATAAGCGGGTCGAGCGGGTCGAAGGTTTCGGCTTTCGCCATCCCAGCGCCCGCCAGCAGCGACGTAGCTGCCAGTATTCCAAGCAGTTTCTTCATCATCGTCTCCGTTTGAGTAGACAGGTAGTTCTATACCGGATTCTCAGGCTGCGGTCTCGCGGGGGACGAGCGTCACCTCGTTCTTTTCGACGACTGCCCGAGGCCGATGCTTGACGCCGAGCCGCACGATGCGGGTCTCGTTTGGTCTGTTACGCTTACTGACCGTGTGCTCTCCGGCCTTGATGCGCCGGTAGCGAGCTTTGTTGAGCTTCGAGCGATGCGCGAGAGTACGCCCAGCGGTCGGAGCGGACAGCTTGACCGTGGTCTTTACCTCTCCCCGATGCGTGTCGAAGTAATCACGGACACGGGCAGCCGCCGCCGAAATCGTGAAGTGCAGCGCATGGGCGCGGCGTATCGCGGTCTCGCGGAAGACAAGGTAGGCGTCCTTGCCGGAGCCGATGTAGGCACCGAGGACAAGAGGATCGCGCCGCGCACCGAGCGCGACGAGACAGCCGTACGGGTCTCCGATCACAGCCTTTTTGCAGTCCTTCTTGTAGACCGGAATCGTGTAGTCGTACGGGGCTTCAAACAGGGGGTACTTAACCCCTTCTGGCGTCACATAAAAACGCCGCAGCTTCTTCTTCATGGTCCTTCTCCTGTTTTTGGGACACGCGAGGGGAGCATGGGGAAATTACAGTGTCAAGCAACACCTTGATGCAGTCCCGTTATCCACTGACGACAGGCTTGACAAACAATACGCGCGAGCTATTGTAATTTTGTGAAATTCAACAACGGAGAGCGACCATGCTGAAAATCGAAGACGTCATGAAACACAAGGCCCAGCGGCAGGCGATCAAAGGATTCCTGATTGATCCGAAGACCCTGCAAATCACCGAGTTTACCCTGCCCGGGAAGAGCCGGGACAATCTGAACGCAATGTATAAGGCCATCGGTTGCGAGCTGGTCGAGGTCGTGTACCTCAATGCCAAGCGCGACGGTGTCTTTGTGGACGAGGAGGGTTTGCTGAAAAACCCGACCGAGTTCTTCTATATCGAGGGAACCCACCAACCGCTCGCTGGTCGCGGAGTCGTTGTCGGGTGCGACGAGGAGGGCGAGACAGTCAGTGCCCAAGCCGTCACCCTTGATTGGCTGCGAGCGAACACCGCGTTCGTGAAGCACCTTCATCCCGGCGTACTGGCGATAGCATCGCCGGAAAAACTTGTGGAGAAAGTGGAAAAGTTCTTCGCGTAGAACAGCGGTATGCAGCCCATGCGGTCCCGGCCCCGTCCCCAGTCCAACGGGACCGCATGTACGGCAGACTGCCGACGGAGAAAAGACCATGAAGACCAAGACCAAGTGCAAATGGTTTCTGCTTTGCGACAACCCCGCCACCACCACGCAATCCCATCCAGTGCTGGGCGAGGTCCCGATCTGCGAGCGTTGCGCCGAGTGGTACAAGCGCATGAAGGAGCCACGGTCATGACCTTGCGAGAGAGGCTGACCGAACAGGCTGATTGCTGGGGCCAGATGGGTGTCCCGTCGTTGCTGGAGCGGTTCGTGCTCCGCAACGGCAGGGAGTTCACGCCAGCCAAGCGGATAGGCCGCAAGCGCCGAGCAAAGATGTGCTTCTCGAACTCCACTGACTTCGTCATCCAGAAAAGACAGGGCACCTACGTCGAGGGCTACGCGCTCTCGCTCAAGTTTCCGCTCATGCCAATCCACCATGCGTGGGTCACGATGGACGGAGACGACGCAATGGACCTGACGCTCAACGCGGAAGACTACGAGTATTTCGGAGTCGTGTTTGACAACCTCACACTGAAGTCAGAGCTTCTGAAGCTGAAGCGATACGGGTTGCTCGACACCGGCTTCGGCCTCAATCACGAGCTGATGTTCAAGCTCGACCCCGAGCTGGAGCACATTTGCCGGAAGATCATCGACTCACGACCACGGAGGAAAGACCATGAGCAAAGAGCTGCTGGATAGGCTGGGCGTCGACCCAGCGACCGTCGTCGAGACGCGCAAGCAACAGGGCAAGGATTACCACGCCGCCACGTTCGACGCCTGCGGCAAGATCATCGAGCAGGCGCTCGACTACGCGAAAGAGCTGGGCTTCGGCAATGCCACGAAGCTCTACATCATGCAGGGCGCGACCGAGCCGGGGCTGTTTGCGGTGGCCATGTGCGTCACCTACCCGCCCGACATTGCCAAGTGCAAGCCCCATCAAATGCCGTTCGACAGCGTCCTCTTTGCGGCGCTGTTCACGGCGTTGTCCTCTGACTGTGTGAACGACACCAAGCCGAAGCACTACGTCGGCAGGGAAATGGAAGCGGCGCACAAGATGTTCTACGCGCTGACCGGCAGGGTATTCCGTGACTGCTTCATCGAGACGTGCTCGTGCGCCAACTGCAAGGCGCGGCGGAAGATTCACGGCATCAAGTTCAATCCCGACAAAGAGGGCAGGTGGCTATGAGGCGGCGCAACGGTCTCTCAATGTCGGCGGACGAGGTGAAGATCGCGCTCGCCGCATTGGACCTTGAGGGCCAGCCGCACAAGGTCGCGCGTATCTTCGATCACAACGTCAGGTCTGTGTGGCGCTGGCAGCGAGACGGCGCACCTCCCCATGTGGCGCTGGCGTTCGACGAACTGCTGGCGGGCCGCGTCCACATACACGGGGTCAAGTATCTGCTGCGGCGCATGGGCCGCTCGCGCGACGACGGCGACCGCTACCGGCAACCAACAGGAGGATACCCATGACCCCAGAACAGCGCCGAATAACGCAAGAGCAGATCGACGGCTTCGAGGCCACGCTGCGTGATGGCATGAGGCCGTTAAAGCTAATCGAGAGGGGCTACGATCCAATAATAGTCGAGGCGGAAGAACGCGGGATGCGGTCGATGATTGCCGATCTCAAAAAACAGCTATCGGACGATGTTGGCCCTCAAGCGCCGAACTCCACCACCTCCTCGTCGGGGACCGAGAGGGCATCTTCATAGGCGTCCAGAGGCAGCGCCGAGGCGTAGGGCGGTAGCTGGTCTTCGATGACTTCGGTGGCCGGGGCGTTGAGCTGGTGCAGCCGTAGCCCGTTTGTGGCCCGCCCTGCCACATGCCACGTTGGCGCTATCCAGATACCGGGGCGACCGTCGAGCTGGCCGTAGTAGGATTCCTTCTTTGTGCTGGCTTCGTGCCGCTCCGCCATAGCGGCGTACCATTGTGTTTCCCGTGAAACAAAAAGCGTGGCCTTGTCAGTGACCGAGAAGGTCCGCGCTGGCGTGAAGCTGCGCGGTGTCAGGTCAGCGACCTTGACGTACTTCTCGCCGTTCCATTTCCAGCCGAAGGCTTCCGCCGTTGCGTTGAGCTTGTCGCGGTCGACCGGCGTGACCGGCGCGTAGCCATCGAACCTCTGCTGATTGAGCCACGTCACAGCCATCGGCACGAAACGCTTGCCTTCGTCCCCGTCTTTTCTCACGGCTTCGGCCCATTGGCGGGCGGCATCAATGATGACTTCGGGCTTCACCCCGCCAGCCAGCAGCTTGAGCCACGACTCCCTCGCCTTGCTCTTGGGCTGGTCTCCGGCACGAGACGGCTTGATGAGCCAGAACTGCTCGAACATTTCGTTGGCTGGGGACAAGCCGGAAGCAACAGATGTGCCACGAGCTATGTCCTCTTGCTGGATGGCTTGGCCTAGTAGGTCTGTCTGCATCACATGGCTCCTTGTTGCGGGGCGGTCAGCAAGTAGGACATACGCTCGACCAACGGACGCCCGTCGTCGGTCAGCATGTGCGGCATGAAGACCGCCTCAAAAGACAGGATGCCGCACTCGACGGCTGTGATCTGGCCCTTCACCCAATCGCGCAACAGCGAGTTGACGGCGACCAGACCTTGATTGAGCGCGGCTTCCTCGTAGTCATGCTTGTTCAGTCTGCGCTGACCGGACCACGGATTCTGCTTGAGCCAGAGGTTGGCCCAGCCCTGCGCCGACGCCTTGAGCTGCACCTGACGGCCTCGATGGCGGAAGGCCAGCAACACTGACTTGTCCTCGAAGTTGTCCATGAAGCCAACTGAATCGCAGCCGAACTGCTGGAGCATCTTGGTGATTTCATCTCGCGCCTTCATTCCGCTGGTGGCGCTGGCGTAGGGTATCGGCATTGGTCTTCTCCTGTTTGCATAGCCCGGACCCCGTGACCCTCCCCTCCGGGTGGAGGAGACACGATGAGGGGGAAGCTCGAAGCGCGTATAGCCTAGCTGCGTTGTATCGGTCGCCAGCCGCCTCCCCCCGGGGGTAAGGCCCACGGTCCTACGCAACTCACACTGGGGTACTGGTCGCTAGGTTGTCTCTCAGGACGCTTCCATCCATTCGAGGCGTCGGGGTCGCCCGCCGCGCTGTTCGCTCGTTGATTCGACCGGGATCAAGAGTGAGAGAAGACCCGCATACCCACGCGCCCGGGGATTTCCCGGCGCTCGCCCTTGACGAATTGTGTGGGGTGTTTAGGTTGCGGGTTGTCGCCCGCTGGTTCTCCAGTTGTTGGTGGCTCCTTCGTTAAGGCTTGGTCTCCTTGACGGTGGTCTTTCTCCGTTTAGGGCGGTCCTTCGGGGCCGCCCTTTGCGTTCGTGTCAAGCTACGC